TTCTCACACAGTAGATCCATTTCAAGTTTATTCACTGGTAAAAAGTTGACATCTTGGGTATCCCTCACATCAGGGTTCAGGGAATAAGACTATAAGACAGTTGAATTCCTAACAAGATGTCCTACGATGATGGTGAGAGCCAAATGGATAAGATCTTCGACGCATTCAAACGTGCAGACTATGATGCTGGCCTGTCTCTGGCTCTGTCTTTGGAAGGACCTGTCTCTGCCGGTTTCAACCCACTGGCGTGCGCTGTCTGGACCGGCGCACCGCTCTCCGTCATTATGCGTCTGCTCGTAATAGATCCTGACGCAGCGAAGCACATCGACAACCAAGGAAGCACAGTACTCCAACTGGCACTCTACAAGCGCCATCCTGTTGAGACTGTCCTTGCTATTCTGCAGGCGTATCCCGCTGCCGCGACCATCAAGGATAACACCGGGCTTCTGCCCGCCTTCATCGCGATCTACGAATATACCGACATTGCGGTGTTCCACGCTCTTCACACGGCGTTCCCTGATGATGTTGAGACGCGTGACATTAAGGGCAATACACTCCTCCACCACGCTGTTCTCTTGGGCTCCGTAATAACGGCCAATGTTCTCGCGGCGAATCCCGATGCCGTCCGCGTCAAGAACAGCGATGACTATCTTCCTCTCCAAATCTTCTGTAGGTATGCCAGTGCGGATTACGCAATCTTCCATATGCTCTACAACGCGTACCCGGAGGCGGTCTTCCAGGAACACGAACAGAATAAGGAAACTGCTGTACATCTGGCGCTGCACAATCCTGAGATGACGAAGGATATCGTCGGTGTTCTGATCGCGGCCAATCCTTCTGCCGCGAAAAAGAAATACAAAGGACTCCGCCACGCACCGGTCGACTTGGCGCGTGACTACTTCGGAATTGTAAATGTGTACTGAAGCCCCATCCAAACAAATAAATCCAAAACAAAAAATATTTTTGTTTCTTTTTGTGTTTTTTGATTGGTCTATGTTTGTTTAGAAGGTCTTTATGATGGGAAGCACCTCGCACTCTGCGAAGAACTGCGCCAACTCCTGCGCTTTCTGCCGTTGGTAGAAAGCCGGTGCCGGACCACCCGTACGCCAGATCTCCATCTCCGCCTCCTCTCTGTCCCAGGCCCAGTACTCCTCCATCGTGGCAACAAGACGAACATTGTCCGGATCGAAGTCGAATGCCTCCAGAATCGCAGCCGCTTCCGCCATCGCCGCTTTCACCTTGCGGATCGGAGCAGGCTCGCCGACGGTCTTCTTCCACTTCCAAGAACTCTTCGCGACCTCCTCCTTTGCCTCTTCGAGCTTCTTCTCTAATGCGGACTGTGCCGCAATCAGCTCCTCGCGCTTCTTGAGGTAGGCCGCGTGCCTCGCAGTAAACCAGATACGTGCTTCACTCATCTTGTGCTTCTACTTGGGCTTCCTTCTTTTGGATCCCGTACCTGCACCGTCCAGGCAGCAAAGCCCGTCAACTTTTTTCGATTACTGCATCCGGCCCCGTACGCTCGTGTGGCTCTTTCCACTCAATCTTGAGCGCATTGAAGATACCGCGTTCCGTGCGAATTCCGCTAACCTTCTTTCCCGTGGAAACGTGGGTCAGTGCGTGTTCGTTCAGAGTGTATCCCTTCTCCTGCGAAAGGCTGCGGACACGAACATTAAATGTATCGGACCCCGTGAAATAGAAGACGGCAAAGGGAAACTCCGCCGGTGGCGTTACCAGAAGATCCAGGCGCCGTCCCTTTCCTTCGAAACCAGATCCAGGAAGCTGACAGATCGCCATACACTTGTGTTCGCCTTGCGCGAGAACCTCACGGATATAGCCCGACGCCTTCAGAGTCTCCACGTACTCGTTTAACGCGGTTCCTGCATCCACCGCCTTGTCCGCTGTGCGAATGAGCATATCTATATCGCCACTGTCTGGTCGCCCGCGCCTGTAAGATCCAACAATGACGCCCTCCAGAACTGCCGGCTTCGCGGCCATTAGAAGCGCGGCGTGGGCATCCATTTCTTTGCGAGGGATCCGCTGGAGAAGCTGCTCGTAATAGCGGAGTCCGATCTGCTGATTTTTGTTTAGGATCGATGGATTTGTTGCTGCTGCTGCTCTGAGACTGGCAATCGTCGTGTAGCCCGCCGCCACGAGCTCCTGTGCCTTCTTCGGACCAACACCGTAGATTCCCTGGATCTGTTCGAGAGCGACCGCAAGCTCGCGCGCCTTCGGATTAATATCGAGTCCACCGTGTTCGATTATCTTGGCGATCTTTATCCGGACCTCTTTGCCTAGCCCGTCGCCCTTCTCTGGCGCAGGAATATCCGCAACAGAACGAACATACGGAAGTGCCGTCAATGTCTTGATGGCCGCGGTGTAGACCCGGCTCTTGAATACTCCGGCAGACTCCGTGACACTGATGCGGCGCAGAACATCCAGCTCTTTAATGATTATGTCTTTGTAATCGGTCATCGTACGGCGACTCAGTCGCGGATAAATATACTCACCTTTTTCGAGGCCCGTATAAGAATGGCGCGGAATTGTAAAATTGCTTCTGAATGGGAAACTGCGACCGATGCTGATAAGAATGAACTCAAGAGCTTTATCATTGGAATAGTCGGATATCCGTGTAAGATTGCCTGTAAAGTTAGTGAAGAGGGTACACACGATATCTATGTCTTCTCGGAGAAGAAGAAAAGAGTGACCGATTGGATTGAGATTCAGGAGAGTGGCGCTATCGGTGTTATCTACGATTTTTATGAAGCAGGTGTCTCTACAGATAGACTTGAGACAGCGTGTGAGACATACAATACCGCTAATAATCTCGCGTTTGATGAGGGTTCTGGATCTGATGATGCAGAAAGTGATTCGGATGAGTCTGAGTCTGATGATGACCAAAATAAAAATGTTGAGGCTAAGTAGGAATGTCTCTTATAAATTATCTTATAAGGAATTATTCATATGAAGAGGAACAAACGAATCCTAATCCGGTCCGAACTGCGCTTTTTAAACGGCTAAATTTTCCTTTTACCAAAACAACGAAGAATGTATTGTCTTCGTACACAGCAGCAAAGGCATCCGTAATATACACGGCGAACAACTATGCACAGATCTATGGATTTCCGATACCGACCGTGAGTCGTGTGTTCGGTGTTATTTCGTTGGGCGGAGGACTCTATGGCTCGGTCAAAAACGGTGTTCTAACAAGCGGTGATGTCAAGACATATTGGTCGCAAATGGGTATATCCGCGGCGAATCAGCCGGTAGTCTACATACAACAGATTGATGGGACACGGAATTTGCCGAGTCTATATGACGGAGGCGCGACCGCTGAGAATACATTGGATGTGGCAACGATTGGTGCGTGCTGCCCTGGTGGGCGAAATATTATCATTCTGTATGTCGCCCCGTGTACATTCAATGGATTCTATAACGCGTTCAACGCGGCAATCAATGGATCTGTTGTTGTCAATGGTGCATCTGTTCGCCCATCCATTATTTCGTGTTCGTGGGGCGCACCTGAGAAGTTGTGGTCTCCCTCTGATTTGACGAGGTACAATAATCTCTTTGCTGTCGCGGTATCCAAAGGTATTAATATTACAGTCGCAACAGGAGATACGGGGGCAAGCAATGGTCTGCCAGGATTAAATACGGATTTTCCGTCATCGTCACCGAATGTGATCGCTTGCGGTGGAACAACTCTTGTATGCCCTACACGGACATACACTGGCGCCGGAACAAGAGAAACAACGTGGACAGGTACTGGTGGAGGAATCAGCGCGACATTCGCGAAACCGGCGTTTCAAAGCAGTGTCTCAGGAACAAACCGCAATACTCCTGATATCGCGATGAATGCGGATCCTACCACGGGTGTGGTGTTTATCGTGGGTGGGCGAACATTTGTCTATGGCGGAACCAGTATCGTTTCACCGGCAATGGCGGCTTACATAGGATGCTTACCGGCCTCCGCACCTGGATTCGTTGCAACAAAACTGTATAATAATCCCACGTTTTTCTACGATGTGATAGTCGGAAACAATGGCGGTTATTCGGCGAAGGCCGGCTATGATAACTGTACGGGTCTTGGCTCTATCAATGGATCCCGTTTGACGCCGGTTATCTAGGTCCACCTGTCAGTTCTAGAGCTGATACGGCCTGCTGCCTCGGCCCTATGGATGCAAGGGCCAGAAATAGTAGCCGTGGCGACTTGTATCGGTTTCTGGAAAAGGATACTGTGCGCGAAAGTCGGCTGAGCGCTTCTTGTACATCTCCGTCATCTGCACTGCCTCAGCTTCGCTCTCCGTAGTGGCTAGCTGGAGGCTGCCAGCAATGATAGAGGCTGACAGTGGATCAGAAGAACGCGTCTCAAAGTGGACATACACTATGTAGGGCATCGTACTTGTTTATTCCATAGCAAACAGACTGATCAAGTTTATTGGGGTTTCATCTATCGTTTTTTGATCAAAAAACTTATCCACTTCGTTCATCCAATGGGACACGGCGGGACCACAGGGACAGCCAGTGTCTTCAGCCATCGCTGGACACGATCCTTCGCAATGACCGGCGTTTTCGTCAACAGCGGCCCCGCTGTCTGTAGCGGTGCCTCCTGATCCTGTAGCAACGAAGCAATCCAAAGTGCCATCTCCAGTCCGCCATCACGGGCCGGCGATGCCTCTAGAACTCCACGGAGCTCACACAAATACTTGAATTGATTGAAGAGCCACGACTGCCGCGCTAACACCGCCGTGTACTGGAACTTCCAACTACGACTCGGACTCGCCGCGATCAATTTCTTCGGCCTCTGGGCAACAAACAATCGATGATTGATGGCCTGAAGTTTACTCTGAAACGACAGCGGAAATAGACTCCAGTGTTGGTGGAAGAACGTATAATAATCCTGACGATCGCTCGTGGCAATGGAGTTCAAACAATCGCGATACAAGGCCCAACTGCTCTTACTAGATCCATAATGTTCGCGAATCCAGTCAGGAAGCGTCTCGTGCAAATGGAGCCCCGCCAGATTGAGATCATTGTTATCCAAATGTAAGTCCTCCTGCAGATCGAGTTTGCCTGACAGAAGATTCATCACAAGATCCTGAACCGATAAAGACCGCGTTATATCATTCGTGGACTCGGTGGCTCCGTCCTGCCACTGGAGAAGCTTACGGAGATCTCCGCGATGGCGGACCCAGAGATCTTCGACAGCGGACACGTCTTTACCCATCCATTCTGCACACGTGGCCAGATCCGGTGAATTCACCTGGCGACAGAGACTGATCCGCATAAGCGGTTGATAACGCTTTTCCTGCCATTCGTTCGATATACAGATAATCGCATTCGGACCCTTGTAATCCTTCAGAATACGGACAAGTTCTGTTAGACCTCCGCGGTCACCGGCAGACATTCCGTCTATCTCATCCAGAATTACACCAAGAGCACGATGACCCTCTGGTCGAAAAAAATCACTGATATTCGCGGAATTTAGAAGTGGTTCAATGAGTTCTGACATTGCCGCCTTGTGGCGGAACTGACTGGCATTACATTCAACGGCGCGGAGTCCCGCATCATTTACTACGCGGTGGGCCAACGTGGTCTTGCCGACTCCTGGGGGGCCATACAAAAATGCGACCACCGGATAACGGGGTGCCGGCTTGCGGATCCATTCTGTGAGTGCCGTGTAGTGATCTCGATGTAAGAGCGTACTATATTGTTCGGACATCTCTGAGTTGATACGAACAATAGAGTTTAAACTGGCACTTGGTTCTTTTGGTTCTTTTGGTTCTTTAGAGAACACCCTCCCACGATAAACTGTACATCTGCGCGTTCGCGGCCTTCTGCGCCATCGAACCGGAACTGTTAAAAATATGGTTCGGATCTGTTGGTATGACACCCGGAGCTGTTTTCTTCAATTTGGGCGAATGCAGACCAACATAGTCAACGCATTGGTTTTGGCCGATGTTCGTCAGATAATCGGGGCACGGCGCAATATACGGCGGCCACGTTGTACCGGGATCTCCCCACGGGAAATAGTAAAAATAGAAAATGAATATCATTATAAATCCGATGACCAACCACGCAATCGCCAGAATTGATCGATCTGTAATAAACATTATATAGACCACATACAAGTGTGCCATAATAAGAATTATCCAGTAGAGCCATTTGAAGAGTCGCAGCGTGTTTTTGCTAAACGCCATTCTAACCTGGACTCAGAAAATCAGATTAGAGATGCTAGAGTTCTCGTCATTTCAATATATTCCTTAGATTCTATGAATCGGGTGGCATATGTGTGGGCCATCTTCGTTCCACTTACGATATCCGCTAGATCTATGAAATGCGCAACAAGAAGCTCCTCCAGAGCAAGTGGTGTCAGACCAAACACTGGAAATAACCAGCCCGCACGGCGCTGAATAGTTTCCGGCGTACACCACGCCTGTGCCTCTTCGCGTCCCCGTTGGATATTGTATAGAGCAAACACGTTATAGATTGCGTTGTTACGCTCTTTGGCGATCCTCTGTATGAGCTCTTTCGGAATGTAGGGGTACATAGATACCAGTGGCTCGTGAATCGGATTCACAAAGCCGCCATCCTTGTAAAAGATCTGGACAGCACTGTGATCTAGATAGCAGGCACCATCGCTGTAAGCAACATCGAACAGAACCTTCTTGAGAAGTGGGGGTCCAAACCGCTGGAGTGGATAATACTTGCGAATATCGTCGCCTGTATAATCCTGGGCTATCATCTGTTCCTCACACAGAGTGGCTATGAAGTCGCTTTCGTTTTCCCAGTCAAAGAAACGTCGCAAATGAAAGAACGTGACTCCTTCGGGCCGTTCGTGTACGAGCTCTTCTTCCAGTCGCGGATCTATGAGAATACAAACCTGGGGCGTCTTGAAGTCCTTCAGAAATGGCGGATATTGCTGGAGCGGTGCATTCGCACAGCCGACTCCCAGATAGATGATCGCCGGTTTCGTATCCTTACAGTGACTTACAATGTAAATCGTGTCCATTGTATTTGGGCTCACTTTGAGCCGGGTCGCCGGTTTCACTTTTTGATGGCTGGCATCTTGTAGGCTTTCAGAGCAGCGGGCCCGAAAGGACGCTGGTCCTCGGGACGACTGTCGCGCAACCGGACTTCCGGCATACCCGATTTCTTCGTGAGATTGATCTTGACTAGATCCGGAAAAGCGGCCACCATCGCCTTTGCTGATCCGGCAATGCGATTCATTGTTCGCTCCTCCTGCATTCCGCCGGGCTCCTTGTAATAGGCCGATTCGGGTGCGACGTTTCCAAAACGGAGAACTCCACCATCAAGAACATACATAATAACCGAACGCAGATAATCCTCCTTGTCATCGATCGTCACCGTCAGGATAGGACCCGGATTCAGGATGCCCCACACCGAACCTATAATATATCGCAGATCCGTTGTTGGTGGTCCGGCCTTCATAAAATAGCCGTTTGCCACGGGATAGAACCCGAATAAGCGGAATCCCGTCTTACGTGCCTGCGCGAATCCGGCTGTGATTGCGTCGGTCAGTGAATGAAGAGGACGTTCATTTCGTTTTGCGCCGGCCGAATACTCTATGAATCCCCGGATATCGTCGTCCATATTGAAAATCGCCTTGCCTACTGGGAAAAAACGGGTGATGTAATTGCGAACCGCCGCCATTCCTGGCTCCGCAATGTGTAAGTGTCCATAGGATCCGGGTTTCAGCGTGGACTTGTATGTGTCGTGTTCATCCTTTGTGGCGACAAACACGTGGATCTTATTGGCTGGAATACGATAGTGCTGGAGAACGGTGAGGGTCTTGTCGCGCAGGGTTTCTGCCCGCTTATAACTCGGAATCGCGATGATCCAGTCGGACTTGTTCGCCTTCCGTGTCTTTGGCATTTGGTTCTCCTCTCTAAGATTACTCTGGTTTTTCTTGGTGTAAGAAAAAGGCGGGGCAAAGTAGGGGTCCAATGGCAGATAACGCGATATTTGTACGCATAGGAAAGGAAATTGGTATTGCTTTCGCTACAGGTGTGGGTATAATTCTTGCGCTTACAATTATAACGTTGCCGTCGTCGTATCTGATGAACAGAATTATCTATCATCACTGGATTATGCGGCTAATCATCGGTCTGGCTATTATACCGGCCTCTTTCATTGCTTTTATCGCGCTGCTTTTTCTGCGAGTATCTGGAACCTGGGACAAAGTTCATTATTTCGGACTCTTCCCTGCTATTTCAGCAATGGCGCCCGATAAAGGAGATAGTTGGTTATCGCCTTTTTTCTTTATTTTCAATGCTTTAATCTATCCGTTCACGTGGTTCGGAACTAATGGCGAAATCGCGCAGGCACTCCAATCAAGTATGGATCTGAAGACACCTGGCGCACCTGGAACCATCAATGAAGATGTTTTTGAAGAAGCACGCAAGATTGCCGGTGTATCTGATCCTGCTGAATGGCATAATCGTACAGAGGGATTGGCTGCTGCTGCCCGTAAAATGTTTTATGCGGATGATATATCTGCTTGAGTTTGAGGTGGCAGAGGTGGCAGTGAAGGCATCGGTAGATTCGCATAATCCTTGGCTAGCTCAACGTAGAAATCACGGACCTTCTTGTCACGAACAAGATTCTTGAGCTTGAGCGTCGTTCTCTTCAGTAGAGGATTGTTCTGGGCTAGAAGGATCCGCTTATCAAATGTATTGTGGGCGTGGCAGATAACCAACATCGTCTGCTCCGATTGGAGTTGGAGAACCGGTGTCTGCCAGTCGCGCATAAACTTCTTCTCCTCCGCCTTTTCGGCAGTGTCGTCATATCGGTTTTCCTTGAAATAGGAGCGCCAATATGCCATCGTGCCGTTCGTACAATGATTCTGTCCATAGGGACCGATCGACCAGATCTGATCGCGATCAGAGAAATAAAGATGTAGAAGCGTGCAGCCGACAACCGGAATACGTCGACCCGGAACTGATCGCAGCAAGTTGACCGCTTTCTTCACGCGGTCCGGTGGATAGAAATCATCATCGTCCCAGCAGACCACGATTTCGCCCTTTGCTAGTTCATTGAGACGATTGCGCTTCGCACCGATGGGAAGTTTCTCACCATCTGGCAAAGCCACGTAACGAACATTCTTCAGACCTGAGGCGTCGAACAAATCCTTGACTTTGTCCGTGCCGTCGTCCAGAATAATCCATTCCATACGGTCCTGCGGATACTCCTGTGCCTTGAAACAGGCGATGGCCGTGGGAATGAATTTACGGCGATTGTATGTTGGTGTAAGCACTGACACTGATGTCAGTGCCATATTGTATGTTGTATGGTCGGGATATCTTTAGCCTTTATACAAAAAGTGACAGGTGGGCAGCAGAAGGGGGTGGCGGCAATCAATGGACTATACAGGAAAATCCCGAACAGAACTCATTGAATTGTGTAAGCAGAAGAGACTTCGCGGCTACAGTGGGAAAAAGAAGACGGAACTGATTGCGCTTCTTTCTGGTGGTGCCCCTGTTGTTGCTGGAGTAGGAGCAGCAGCAGAGCCAAAAGTCTGTCGTCTTAATTATATTGGATCCAAGTTCCAATTGCTGGATTGGCTCACGACCAACATCCTAGAGAAAACGGGATGGACTTCGCTAGCTGGTAAAAGAGCCGGTGATCTGTTCGCCGGCACCGGAATCGTATCGCACCACTTTCGCGGACTTGGCTGTTCCGTGGTATCCAATGACGCCGAACTCTACAGTTCTATCATTGCTCACGCCTTCACGCGATCTGTTTGTAGCGTCGAGCTGCTTGCGGGGCTCCAGGCAGAAATCGATGATAAGAAATACGTGGATACTGTTGGGTTCGTAACTACGCATTACAGTCCTTACAATGGATCAGAACGACAGTTCTTCACCGTGGATAACGCACGACGCATCGACTATATCCGCGGACGTCTCGAAGACCTCAAAGAGGGAATGACCGATGACGATTACAAATTCGCGATGGCATCGCTTCTGATCAGCGCGGATGCCGTGAGCAATGTTCCCGCTGTCTACGGTTGTTATCTCAAATCTTTCAAAGAAAAGGCTAACAAACCTCTGACTCTGACACCGATTCACAGAGTAGTGACACCACCCGTTTCGGGATCCGCTACGTCTCATTCTGATGTGTTGGCTCTTGCTGCAGAAATCGAAACGGACTTCATCTATCTGGATCCGCCTTACAATGAACGACAGTATTCTAAGAACTACTTCCCTCTCAACATCATCGCTAAGACACCGGCTGCTCTTCTTACAGAACCGGCACTCAAGGGCAAGACCGGTATTCCAACTGACTGTTTCATCTCACCGTTCTGTAAGCGGGGTGCTCCCGTAGAAACTGCCTTTGAGACACTCTTCCGCGATTTGAAGACGACGTGGATCTTCCTCTCTTACAATAGTGAGTCCATCGTGTCCAAGGAGAAAATGCTGGAATTGATGGGGAAATACGGAACGGCTACCGTCGTAGAACGCGATTACAAGCGCTTCAAGTCGTTCGATTATAACCAGGACGTCGCAATCAAGGAATATCTGTTCTGCTTGCAGAAAACTGGCTAAACTGTCTGCGGAAGACAACGGGCTAAACGTCGAATACTCTTGTTGGTTTAGAAGATTAGATGGCCGGCTGGATGACTGAAACAAATAAATATATTATGGCCGCCGTGTCTTCTCATTTGACCGAGGCGTCGGCGCAGGCGGAACAACCCGCCGCAATCAAAGCGGCTCTGCGTCCCCATCAGCTGAGTCTTTTGGCGGCGGCCAAGAATCTCGAGTCAAAGGCCTCCATCCGTCACGTGGACGTACAGTCGCCGCAACTGCTGACACGGTACGGCGTTCTGGCGGATCGTGTTGGATCAGGTAAGAGTCTCGTGGCACTCAGTCTCGTGCGGGAGCCGCCCGTAGAACACGCACAATTCACTGTAAGAGAGGGTGGAACTGCACGACTCATTGGACTCAAACATATGCCGGCGGTTCAGGATTTTCGGGCCGAATGGAATGATCTTTCAGGAGCGGCATTGACGAAGGCTGTGTTTGGCTCTTCTCCAAAGTTCCATTCGGGAGTCTCATTGTTCATTGTGCCGCACAACGTTATCCAACAATGGGAGAGCTACATTGACGAACAGACTACCCTGCGCGCCTGTATAATTAAACGGAGCAAGGACTGCGATCACGATCGCGCCGGTTTCTTCGGTGATATCTTCCGTTCCGAACTTGTGGTGGTAAGCTGTACAATGTTGCGCAAATTCGTGTTGGCTATGACAGCGGGAGGTATTCCTTTTTCCAGTGTGGTGTGGTCGCGGGTCTTCGTCGATGAGGCGGATACGTTGGCCTTTACTCTGCGACCCACTGACATCTCGGCGCGATTTATGTGGTTCATCACGGGCTCGTGGCTCAATATGTTGTTTCCCACCGGTCTCTATGTTCATACAGTACAGGCTCTTCCAAATAATGTACGGGCTCTTGTCGGTGATGGAGGAATCGGCGGTGTCATTAGCCGCTACAACGTAGTGGCGTGGTCGTTGGCCGATACACGGGAGGGACAGTTCGCGTCTCTCATTTTGCGGAATACCGATGCCTGGATCGATGCTAGTCTACAGCGACCGTCTATCATCCACGATACGATTATGTGTAAGGCTCCGGCGAATCTCGGAGTGCTCCGAGATTTTATTTCGGCAGCGGCGATGGAGGCGTTACACGCTGGTGATACAGAGGGCGCACTTACCGCTCTCGGACTCAAAGCTTCCTCCAAAGAGACTCTGGCTCAACGCGTTACTGAGAGTCTGCGTGGTGATCTCATCCAGGCCGAGAAGATTCTCGCATTCAAACGGGATATTGAATATTCCACGGCGGCGGCGAAGGTGGCGGCCATCGAAAAGGCGGAGGCCAAAGTGGCACGGATCCGATCTCAGCTGACTACATTGGAATCCCGACTTGCTTCTTTGGCACAGGAGCTGTGTCCGATTTGCTACGATACGCCGCGGACAACGACGTTGACTCCTTGCTGCCGCCAGGCGTTTTGTCTGTCGTGTCTGTGCGAATGTATTACTGGAAAACCGTCGTGTCCGATGTGTCGTGCGGCGATTCCGTCGATCAAAGAACTGTTAGTCATCGGTGAATCGGTTCCTGATGAAGAGGTCGCAGAGGTAGAAGGAGAGGTCCTTCCAACAAAAGGAGCGGCGCTTCTCCAACTTCTGAGTGCTTCGACGGTGGATCAACGATTCCTTGTCTTCTCGGCTCACGAGGCGTCGTTCAAGGGTCTGCGGGAGGTGCTCGCGGCACGGGGGATCCGTTGTGAGATGCTTCAGGGATCGGCAGCGCGTGTAGAGCGTTTAAGAGCCCAGTTCCGCGACGGCTCCATCCGGGTGCTTTGTATGAATGCGCGGCACGTGGGAGCGGGCATTAATCTGGAGGCGGCGACTCACGTGGTTCTGTATCATCGGATGAATATGGAGCTGGAGCGCCAGGTGATTGGACGTGCGGTGCGGTTTGAGCGCTCTTCGGATCTCCGCGTGGTCCATCTGACTCACGAAGAGGAGACCGCGTATAACGGAGCATCATCTTCGGAGGTTATTGTACACGTGTAAAAGTTGATGGGCGCCTTTATTATATCCTATGTGGTAGGACACAATAAAGAGAGCCAAAGATGAATTCTCTCACACCTTCCGAAATCGTAAAGGGATCCCGCGTGCGCGTTGTGGCCAACGAAGGTCTCTTTGATCATATAATGTTTGTCAAGAGTACCTACAATGGCTTCTTTATGCTTGACTCGGCCATCGTCGGGCGCCAGTGTATTGGCTGGAATGATCTGACACAGGGTAATGTTAAGATATATTCCGTTCTCTAAGAGGACGCACTCAGAATTTCATCCAGTTCTTTGATTTCTGACAAGCGTGTTCGGATATCGGCGATATCGATCATTGGAGCACCAGCCATCTCTTCTTCCTCTTTGGACCCTGGATTAAAGATAGCACGGAGTCCGGCCTTTTCTGCGAAAGTCGCCGTGGCCAAAGCAATGAGTTCATCGCGTTTTTCCAGTTGGGCTTTTTTGGACTTGAGACGTTTGAATACGGCTAACATATATGATCCGGATTGTAAGTTGAACAGAATGTGGTCCTCCGCCTTGACGAATTCGCCTGCGGCGACGATGGTACCTGGACCGGTGAAATCATCCAGATTTTTGTGGAGAGTGCCGAGTTCCTGTTGTGTACGTGTATGGCCCGCAACTAGGATTCTACCTCCTTCTGCTCTATCCTTGAGAAGCCACGTATAATAACCGTCGGGTCCGCGACTTACATTGGCATCTTGAAGGATCTTACTCTTGAAATAGGCGATCGCGGAAGATGCCTTCTTTGCGTTCCGCGACATCTTGTAACGTCGGCGTGTACTATTCGATGATTGCGTATTGCGGCGCCGCTTAATTATCATAAAGTCTGACATCCCCTAATATCGGCGTGTACTAAAATTCGACCTCTTTATTATAAGAATGTCCACTCGTTCTAATCGGCGGTATCAGGCTACGATGACGGGTGTTTTGGCGTGGGCTAATTCGGAGCTCGAACACGTGGGTCGTATCGCCGGAGTAAAGGATAAGGATCTTCAGTATTCCTATGCGTTGAGCACGGTTAATGGAATGATGCATCTCCGTGATGCACTGTTTGAACTCGTCAAAGATAAGGATTATGCGTGGAAACGTACGGAACTGCTCCGGACTCACGATCAGGTTGTTCGTGTTCTGAAACATCTGATCCGTGAGTACCGCGTTAATCTGGGGACTATAAAGGCATTCAATACCCGCCACGTGTTAAAGAACACATCGTATTTAGGTCGGCGTTCTACACGAAAGAATCGTAAGTAAGAATCTAAAGTACGGGTGCTGGTGTAACTAACATCAGAGATGCAGGTATTCATTAAGACGCTTACAGGAAAGACTATTACACTGGATGTTGAGCCGTCGGACACGATTGAGAACGTGAAGTCGAAGATTCAGGATAAAGAGGGTATTCCGCCGGATCAGCAGCGGCTTATCTTTGCGGGGAAGCAGCTGGAGGATGGACGCACGTTGGCCGATTATAATGTTCAGAAGGAGTCGACGCTTCATTTGGTTCTGTGATGGCGACGGCTTTTGCGTAGAGTGCGCCTGTGTCTCTTCTGTTTACGTCTTCCACCACGTGTACCTGCAGCAGCACGTCTCATATTTCCCCAAAAGTCCTCCTTTCCCCAAGTGTCATCAACATCTTTTCCTACAACACGTTTAGCTGCTCCTTCTTTTAAGAGCTTGTATGACAATACTGGCTTACTGATTATAAGACATTCGTGAAAAATTTTTCCAGATTTTATACCAGACCTTAAAATCGCATCAGGATTTTCAAATACATATGGTCTATCAAACCCACTAACAACAACATTTATGGGGATTTTAATTTCTTGGGATATGTAATAGACTTCACCCTTTTTTTCCCATCGTAATGATCCCAGAAAGTCTTCAGAGGGTTCGAATGTAGCGGGGGCTATTTTTGCGGTACCCGACACATATACGCCCTCTGGAAATATCGTTCGATCAAGTACAATTGTATATTTTTTAGCTATGCGTAGCTTACCATCAGCATTTGTTAATGGTCCTGAATTTTCTTCCATCTCTACTATTACCTGAGAAATCACATAATCAAAAAACTTGAGCTGGTGGGCCCCCACGTAAGCCAAACGTACGATGCAGAAACCAAAGGAAACAAAACCTATAGTCATTTCTCTGGATGGAAATATCGGCGCAGGCAAGTCGACGCTGCTTGAGGCGTTGAGAACGGCAATGCCAGATGTGGAGGTTGTCCTGGAACCCGTGGGACTCTGGTCCTCACTCAAAGATGCCGATGGAAAATCACTGCTTGAGCTCTTCTACGAGGACAAGCGGCGATGGGCTTACACCTTCCAGAACTTTGCGCTTCTATCCAGAGCGAAGGCACTGGCAGAGACGCTTGGAAAAACAAAGAAAACCGTGATTATCACGGAACGTTCGCCACTAACAGATCGCTACGTGTTCGCCGAAATGCTGCGCTCCTCTGGCGATTTGACCGAGCTGGAATGGACTCTGTACCTCCGCTGGTACGACAGTTTCACCAAAAATATTCCGATTACCGGGATTCTGTATCTGGGAACGGATGTTGCGCGATCGGCGGATTACATTATTCGACGTGGACGCGCCGGAGAAGAGTCGATGTCACTGGATTACTTGCGCTTGTTGGACTTACAACATCGGATCTGGCTGGATGAGACTGATTTACCGGTCCTGCGCGTAAATGTGGCAGAGGGTGGTGAGCCACCTCTGGCGGCGATTCAGGAGTTTATCGGGTCACTCCACGAGCATCGGGATGGCCCGTGCTCTTCCGTAGTGTGCGATTTCTGTCATCCTGACCAGACCAATATTACCCTCTCCGACGAAGGCGTGGCGATCCAGACGGGACCCCGACGCCGCCGCTGAGTCGTTGAAGTGAATTAGTTTGAGAAATCCATCTGGTACCTTTTTGATGTACTCCAGTGGATCGTGACCGCAGGCAAACACGTGACACGTATCCACGCAGATTCTGAGGCGGGGGTCATCGATAGCCTGGACAAATCCGATGAATTCATCGGGTGTCAAGAGAACTTCTGAACCCTGTCCCGCCGGTGTCTCGAGCAGGATAGGACAGGTCGGCGTGGCGTGCTCCATCGCTTCCAGGATGTTTGCCCGCATTGTAGCGATCGCTTCAGGAAGTGGCTGCGTCGTGGATTTGCCCACGTGGACCACAACACCTTTGGCTCCTGCGACTACACCGTACTGGAGATTCTTGATGAGGAGACGGGTATGATATGCCTCGTTTTCAGCGGACGCCTTAGTACACAGATTAATTATGTAAGGACTGTGGATGTAATAGTTGCTATGAACTGCGCCAGCTGCCGCGAGCTCCTCATCGGCGATTTCGAGTATCGAACTCTGCGGTCCCGCCAGAAAGATCTGGCACGGCCTGTCAGCTGGAAGACTGAACACCGTCATCGCTAGCGACTTGAGCTTGTGCATATGGCAGCCGATTCCGCAACTGCAGACAAGATCCTGCGCCGGCGCCGTGTTATTGCCTTTCTTGGAGATGGCGGCTTCCAGATATGTCTTATATGCATCTTTCTTAGTCCAGCCCCTGACGTCGTGGTGCCACAGAATCTCCTGAAGCGGAAGAACCAGATAGACATCCGTGACTTCCGGGGCCAGGGCTGCATAGGCGAACACTTGGAATAAGAAATCCACCCAATTTTTCTTGAGCTGTCCCGTCATTTTGACTTCGAAGATACGGGTGTCCGTACGGTAATCGGGATGGCCCTCTAGAAGATCGTTGCCGACGGTCTCTTCGTGGCGGAACGGGGCCAGGCCCGCGGCACCTCTCATCTTCTTGCGGGTCTCGCGAATGTGCGCCAAGAAAGGCTCCGTAGTCTTCGATTTCACGACCTTCGCCAGAAGCTCAGAGGTCAGAGAAGAACAGTGCTCCTGCGCCACGGTGCTGAGTCGATCAACCGTGATCTCGATCGGTGTAAGTGCCAGAAGATCCTCGGCTATATAGCCAAGATTGCCATATTGTTCGCCTGGAGCCGCCTCCGCAAGGGCCGACAAGAGAGCCGCGGGATAACGTGTGCCTTCGGGCTCCTCAGGCATTTTGAGTTTGGGTGGCAACAGTTTCTTCAACTCTTGTCGCTCAATGGAATTCAGTCTGCTCAGAATCTGCCGGACTCTTGTGGGCGGCATCGTACTTTGAGCGGAGAAGTTCAAAAAATAGGTATCAAGTTTTTGTTAGCCCTCGCGGACGCATTTAAGAGCCCTCGCGGATCTAAGAGCCCTAACGGGTACTTAAAAGCGTACGCTTTTAAGAGCCCTAACGGGTAAACTAGGAACCCCACTGCGTCTTACATACCGTACAACTGTACTGATATTTGAGATTCTTGGCATCCGTCTTGATGTACAGAATATCACGCTCCGCACCCGCTCCTTGGCTCGGACACGACTGATTCGGACACGCGATTGTCTTCAGATGGGGCAGTGTAGGATCAAGACGCGTGTACTCATTGAGTTGGCTCACCGTCTGTTTCTGGTTGGCGGCGACGTTGAACGTCGTCTCCAGAAGCAGCGCGTCGGCGGCGCTGGTCGGGGCCATCGTCTCCTTGTAGCCGCAATGACGGCACAGGAGCTGGAGACCGCTATCCCCTTCATCCTGCAAGAATAGATAATTGCGGCAAATTGAACAGAAGCGCATCGTACCTACTTTGGTGCGTGTGCTTTTAGGTGTCATCTTTTGTCTTTATGTAAAGATAGCCGCGATCGCCATCGCATTTACAGAATGACACCATACGGATCCCCATACCTCGCTGTACGTCATATTCGTTACTAACAGCGATAATCCGCCGAATAATAGGAATATGTTCGCAAACATTTTGTTTTTAAGAGTGTATATAACATAGACCGTAGCACCATAATACAATATATACGATATATACTGTTGTGGCTCCAGTGTAGTTTTTAATACATTATCTAAAATATTCCAGTCTAAATGCCCACATTCGCCCTTAAAAATACACGGGCTTTTCCTAGTTCTAACCGTATATAATATATAGGGAATAATTCCTATGAGAGATCCGATAATTATCAATGGATAATACGCACCAGTACCACTGTTTGTTAGCCAAACCGCGGAAGCAAGCATCGCTGGCTGTAGGGATAAATACACAGGTATGATCGCACTAATCCATTTGTTCGTGTCGTTGCATTCGGGATTTATCCAAAGAATATATTCGAATAATTGCATTAAAGAAATAATTAAAAGAACAAGTGCTATACCTCTATCTATCCCCTTGTTACGCATCCACAGATAGAGACTGGCCGCTCCAACTGCCGCGAACGTTCCGATGGATACCTCCGCACTGTAACACATCCTCTACTGTTCGGCTACAGTTCATCCTTGATGGATATGGGTTTGGATGCCGTTATACTTAGTGCGACTATGGTTAATAGTCCGGCTAACAAAATCAAAAATAGACGAACGTTTGCGGATAGTGGTGGTGGCCGCTGATATATATAGACTGTGACGATTCCTATTTGTATTTGATTTGGATCTTGTCTGCAGATTATACAGGTTTGCGATATTTGTTGCCATTGTTCCCAACACTTTTTATGTACTGTGACTGCGCAGTCACAGAATTTTTCGGGTTTCCAGGAATTATTTTTCGGGGCCAGACATATCATACACTCTGGTAGCCTCTGTGACATTACTCTGCTGTCAGTCCACAGATAAATCCGGTGGCAGGATCGCGCGCGTAGGCGACGTAGCGGAGGGTTACGTGGCCTGCGCGCCAGCCGGGCTGCTCCCTGAGGTCATCGACAATGTTTCGCTTCCCTGGCTCACGGCGACCGAAGTAGGGATGACCGATCACGGGACCAACAATGTCGTGGCCGAGCGTACAGGCCAACATTCCATCGACTATAAGAGAACCGGGACGCACCTTATCCTGGATCGGATTGTCGCCGAAGGCCAGGATGAAGTTGTAGACTGCGTCGGTCTCCACGCGCTCAACCTGGCCGATCTTCGCAGGAAACTGCCAGCCCTCCATCGTGCAGACGGGATGCCACGGCGTGAATCCACCGTTGCGTGTTCCGAGACGAACAATCTCTTGGTAACCGTTGACCAGTGTCTTCACAACACAGGCAATGCGGAAACCCTTGTCGGCGATGTCGCCTGGCTCAATCTCGTCACAGCGCTTGAATTCGCCGCCGGCCATCTTGACGAGACTCGATGGAAGAAAGCAGCCGCCGTAATTCGCCTGGCTGAAAGAGGCTATAGAGACGGGTGCCGCGCCTCCGTAGGCGGAGCGTGAGGCACAAGACGCCGTCGGAGGCGGAAGGCTTGTGAAGATCGTTTCGCCGCGATTAATCAGAGCACGGGTCGCCGCGGATCCGTAAATCTTGGATCCCTCGTCCTTGAAGTTGATCGCCCACTGGTTCTTGTGTCCGCTCAGAATACCTGGGACATAGTGGCGTCCCCAGCGCTTGAATGCGTCACGGGAAGCAAAGGCCTTACCCAGCTGTCCCTTACGCAGATCGGGATCCGCAAGATCGGACAGTACGGCCTTGACTGACGGATCCGCAGCCAGATCGGTACACGCAGCAATCAACGGAGCCAGATTGTAGGAGCCGCCCAGCTCTGACGCAGTGAGCGCCTTCTGGAGCTCATCGATCAGATTCTCGTGGATCACGGGCCACGCCGCCGACGCACGGCTAAGGAGTGGAACAGCCGGTGTCAGCGTGGCAGAGGCTGTACTAGACCAGTTTTCCGCCGTCGCAGTGAACTCTAGGACGGGAACATCTGGAATAGTGAGTACAAAGTCGCGCGGCTGATCAGCCTGGAGAAAGCCGACCGGAATGCGACGGTTGAGTGACGGAATCTGGATTTCAACACCGCGATATACACAGGACATTATGTTCGCCAACATATGAATCAAGACAGTGCCGACCATACTTCCATCCGGAATGTAGTTCACCGTGCCTCCGCCGATGTCTGCCAGGCTGCGGAGCAGCGGCGTATCGAGAGCCGCGCCGAAACCGTAGCCAACCGTGTGAACAGTAACACGGGTAGAACGGTTTGCGTCCACCCAGGAGCGGAAGGTATCGGGTATTCCGCGCATCGGATCGTACGAAGGATCGGACTCACCGTCGGTCTGGAGAATGATTACGACATTCTTGTCAGTTGCCGTGGCCGCGATGGCGAGAGCCTTTTGGAGTCCGATCCAGATCGCTGTTCCGCCAGTGGGCTGGATGAGATTCAGACAGGCCTTGGCTGCCGCCTTGCCTGATGGCGTCATCGGCGTTCGGGGCAGAGGTACGGTTGCGCCGTGATCGAAGAGCACCAGAGCCAGCTCGTCTTGAGGACGCAGCAACTCAATCTGGGTGGCGACCGCGTGACGAACAAGATCTGATCGACTGAATGCTGCGGCCTCGGAGGCGGCCTGCGTTGAGGTATCGACGGAGGGATTGCTCATAGAACCGCTGTTGTCGATGACATCGATGAAGAGCGTTGGCATTGTCGTATCTGTTTCGGGGACCGAAGGAACTGACAAGGCGATGTGAACCTTGTCGGTACCTGTAATTCGGTTGGCCTTGATTTGGATTGGCTCTGGCTTTTGGACTGCTGGTGCTGCTGCTGCTCCACCACCAGAAGCAGGTGCTGATGCTACTGTTGTCCCACCAGTAAGCGCAGCATCGCGGAGCGCGACATTGACGTGAAGCTGTGCCGGACTCTTCTGAATCGGCGTGTAGCGGCACGTCGGACACATCGGATCCTGATAGCGTGCTGCGCACGCCAGAATGTGCTGCGTCAAGCACGTCTTACAGAAGTTGTGAGCGCCACACAAGGCCGTCACGGGGTCGCGGAAGGTATCTTGGCAGATTGCGCAAGTCATGTTCTCGTTCATTGCGGAGGACATCGTACTTTGTCAAGTGTGGTTTAAAACCGCCGTCAACTTTTGTGTGGGGTTAAACCCTGTGTCGCATAGATATTGTAAGATGTCTCTGGTTCCACGTCCGCAGGCGATTCTGTTATATCATTTATCGGTGCTCGGATTCTTTACAGGACTCATAGGAATACACCACGATAAACCGTGGCTGGGTTTTGCGACGTGTGTTTGCTCTTTCTTTGCCCAAAATCATTGGATTGATCCCCGGTACGGACTCCGTCGAAATATTGATTTGGCAATGGTCCAAGTGGCTCTTTGGTCACATATGTGGTACGCGTATAGTCCGTTGTATGTATCTATTCAGACTTTCGGCGTGGCGTGTTATTGTCTGAGCTGGTATCACCAAAATAGAGGTGCTCTTTGGAAAGCGACGCTGTGTCACGCGATGGTTCATGTATGTGCGAATGCTTCTGTGTTAATGTATTATCTTAACTAAGAGCTACACAGGAGGCACTCCTCTGGCTTTGTTTCCTTTGACTCTTTTGGTGGAGGCACTGATGCATCCACCGTAAATTTAATCGCCTGGACTGCGGACTTCGTCCGCAAATAATAGATGCCTGTCTTCAGACCACGCTTCCACGCGTAGAAATGCATCGACGACAACTTCGCAATAGTCGGATCCTGAATGAATAGATTCAGGCTCTGACTCTGACATATAAATGCTCCACGATCCGCCGCCATATCGATCAACGTCTTTTGTTTGATCTCCCAGACTGTCTTGTACCGGTCCTTCAGAGGCTGGGGGATATCCAGACCCTGTACAGAACCATTGGCCGCCACAATCCGCTCTTTGACCTCGGGACTCCAGAGACCCGCGGCCATCAGATCTGCAACTAAGTAGCGATTGATTACCGTGAATTCACCGGCCAACGTACGTCTAACATAGATGTTCGTCGTAAATGGCTCAATACACTCGTTGTATCCCAGAATCTGACTCGTGGATGCCGTAGGCATCGGTGCCAGAAGCAAGGAATTGCTGAGTCCGTGGGTCTTCACCTGATTCCTCAGAGCCTCCCAGTCCAAGTATCCTGTAGATTTATACGAACTAACAGGAAGTGACCAGAGATCCGGTTGTAGAACACCCTCAGATGCCGGCGATCCCATGAATGTCGAATATGTTCCATCTGTCTCTGCTAGAGCCGAAGAGGCCTGGACCGCTGCATAATAAATATTCTCAAAGATCTCCTGATTCAGGGCGGCCGCCTGCGGCGTCTCCCACGGAAGACCTAGAGAGGCGAACACATCGGCAAGACCCTGGACTCCGATGCCGATAGGGCGGTGACGGAAGTTCGACCGCTCCGTCTCGGGCGTAGGATAGTAGTTGATGTCGATGACGCGATTCAGATTTCGGACAATGATCGCCGTGACCTCACGGAGGCGGGTGAAGTCGAAGGACTTATCTGATCGCAAGAAGTACGGCAGTGCAATGGAGGCCAGATTACAGACTGCCGTCTCCTCAGGACTCGAGAACTCGATGATCTCCGTACAGTTGCCCGTTAGGATACCGTTGAAGATCGCCGTGTGATTCTCTGGCTCGGTGTAGCAATAGGTGTCGTCCTTGCGGTCGTTATCATCTACGAACAGAACCTTCTGATGGATGACCGCACCGGACTCTGTTTGCCAAGAAGCCAGCTCAACACCTGGATAGAGCTCGTAGGCCGCAAGGCGGTGGCGCTCTCTCAAGGAGTCAGAGTCAGAGTCAGAGTCTTTCACAAGGAACTTGTGATACGGCGTACAATCCAGCGTCGACGGTTCCGTTCGGACTTGACCATTCTTGCTGACAATTGTCTGTTCAATGCGAACACGAAGGAGTGCTTGTTTCTCACCCGTCTTTCGAATCACGACCTTCGAGAAACTCGTGCCATTCCAGACGGTGACTTCCTTGTTTTCAAGTGTGTGGATCTGAACATCCTGCGTTGTGCCGGCAGGGACGCCGTGCCATTCATCGTAGATACGAACAAGAGACTCTGGAGCCACACACAGATTGGAGGATTTGATCGTTCCCAGATTCTTCTGGTTGGATTTCAGGTTGGCGGCGTCCTTGTACAGCAGATAGGGCGTACCCGTCTCAATCTGGCTTACAAGAACTTCGGACCATAGCTTCTGCGCCGGAATGGTGCGCTTCGCTCGGCCTTCGGCCTCGTAGCGGGTGTAGAGTGCCTCGAACTCCGCACCAACGACATCGGCCAGACCCGGTGCCTCGTGCGGGCAGAACAGCGACCAGGGTTGGTCAGCCTCTACGCGCTTCATAAAGAGATCCGGAATCCACAGACCGTAGAACAGATCACGGGCCCGCTCCTCCTCCGATCCCGTGTTCGACTTCATCTTCAAGAAGGACTGAATGTCCGCGTGCCACGGCTCCAGATAGATAGCGAAGCTGCCGTTGCGCTTCCCGCCACCCTGATCCACGTAGCGCGCCGTATTGTTGAAGACACGGAGCATCGGTACCAGTCCATTAGACGTTCCTTGCGTACCGGCGATGGGCGTTCCCTGTGCGCGGATGTTGTGGACGTGAAGGCCGATTCCACCCGCGTATTTGGAAATGTTCGCGCAATCCTTGAGAGTATCGAAGATGCCGTCTATGCTGTCGGCCTTCATCGCCAGAAGGAAACACGAAGAGAGCTGGGGACGCGGCGTGCCCGCATTAAAGAGCGTCGGCGTAGCGTGCGTGAACGCCTTCGTGCTCATCAACGTGTAAGTCTCCTGAATCCTGGTAAGCGAAAGGGCTGGATCTGGATTGCATCCCTTGACGCGTTGGTCTTGGGGATGCAAAGCCCAGATACCAACGGCTACACGGAGCCACATATACTGCGGCGTCTCCAGGATACGCCGATCCTTGCCGCGCATCAAATAGGCTTTCTCAAGTGTCTTGAAGCCGAAGTAGTCCAGGAGGAAATCATTCGTCGGTCGGATCATTGCATTCAGAGCGGCGGCGTGCTCCTCAATGAAAGCGGATATTGCCGGAGCTAGGCCGGTGCCAGTCAGAGCCATCGCCTCACTGAATGAGGTCGGGGCAGAGCGCTGACAATTGCTGATAATGATCTGCGCGGCCAGGGAAGCCCAGTCGGGGTGGAGTGTCATATACGAAATCGCCAGACGCGCGGCAAGTTCATCAAGTTCCGTGGTGTGGACTCCGTCGTGGATTTCTGCCAACACTAGCTGGGCGAGACGCGTGTAATTCACGGAGAGACCCGCCGCCGCCTTGCGAATACGCTCCAGAACCTTGTCGAAACTAACAGGTTCCGTGGTACCATCCCGCTTGATCACGTTCATTGTCTCAACTTCTGTCATACTGTTCATCGTACCGGCGATTGGGTTTAGGCGGTGGCCCCGTCACTTTTATCATAATTTGATTCCATTAGTTAGAGATGAAACAGTGGCTCGTAATCGTGGCCATTACCGTAATCGCATTGACCGCGGTCTACATTTCGCAGAATCCCAAGAGGCGTCACGAATTGTTCGTCGACTACTTTTCCAGCGATCACAAAAAGGGTCCGGATTGCTTCGTTCCTTTATTGGCTGACATCAATCAGGGACTTCCTCTTTCGGATGTCCTGAAGCCGGCTCCGGGACTTACACAGGCCAGTGCGGTGTCGTGTGCCGCGACTGATAAGGCGCGACAGGAGGAACTCGGTGGCCAGTATATCCAGCGCACCAACAATTACAAACGCGATTATCCCGACCATTGTTCGTCCCTTATGTCGGATTTTGTCGGTGCTTTCTATGAACCCAAAGAGGGTGGTGTCGGTATTACTGTTCCCTGCGATGGACAGTGTTAGATTAACTTATTCAGAATCAGTATTAATGGATCCTTTTCCTCATTATTCTTATCCGTATGATAAAGAAACAAAAGAGAAATGGATTCACGCCCCGATGGATATATCTGGTAATAAAAAGGTGATATCGTCACCTACGACTAAATTGATGTAAAGTATGACACCTGTTTTCCTTATGTACTCGGCATCAATGACGGTGGCGCTATTGGCGATGTCGGTATACTGTTTCATAACCGGTATACCGACAGCGGGATCCTCATTACTGTTATTTGCTTTCTTCACATCTTTGATAACGTGTAGTATGTATTCACAATATTCTCAGGAACGTCTTCGCACTGAAATGATACGTCATATGAGTCGCATCGAAGTCGTTGTTGTGCCTTCCTTGTTGTATCGAGAAGAGGGAGTTCTATATGAAATTCCGTATGCTAAGCCTGTCCCATCCAGTCCACGTGCTCTATGACATCCGTTGTTGATTTTAAGGGAGCCGATTCCCTCAGCGATAGAGCCTCCGCCCAGAAGAGTTCGGCATTCGGCCATCCGATTGTCTGCCACCAAATTTTGTTGCGGAGCACCGTACGCGGATACCAACCGACGAGCCACCACACTGTGTCTTCGAGCAGCGGCTTATCGGTCTCATCTGGGAAAATAGCGTCCTCCAGATCTTCTACCGCCTTGGTGTAACGATAGGACGGATCCTCGAGAGTGCCCCGGACCTCGATGCGGCCTTTCCACGTGGCTTTCTGGATGGCCATCTTGTCCTCGGCCGTGAGAGCCGCGACCGGTCGCTGCGCGAACTGGGCCTCCACGAAATCTACCACATCAACGTCGCAGACCTCCATCTGGACCTGCATCTGGATATAGTACTCCGGCGGAACAAAGTCGCCTGGCTGTCGCGATTTTGGCGCCTTGATCTCCAGAAGGCGCCCCGCCAACGGACCCTTCGTAACTATTCCATCCGGACTTGCAGAAATCCACGGAATCCGCGCGTGTGTGAAACGGCCCAGGCTGTCATTTACGGCACCCGGTCCCGCGAGCTCCTGTTCGTATATGTCACGAACTACCGACTCAAATCTGTGTCCCCACGTGGTGGCGTTCATATCACCATCGGGCTGCGCAATTCCCACGGGAGACGCGAAGGGACGATCTGTCGCCGCTCCTTCGACCACTGGAGCCACCTTCTGACGGAGAAGAGCTGCGCGCCGGCCGTCGAGGATTTGACTGAATTCTGATGCCGTGAGACGATTGCGGCGCTGCGAATACCAATCTGCCGAATGTTGGGCTGTCTGTGGTCTTGAACAGAGGCCGTGAATATCATCGGCTGACGAAGGGCTGATGAGTTCTAGTTGTAGGTTGTGATGGGCCCGGAACCAGTCACGGGCGGCATCGATCATTGCATCTTCCATAGAATCACGCTCATCTTCATCACTAAAGGCATCCTCTAGAAAACCCATCGCCTGACTCACGCCCTCCCATACCTCTTCGGAAATCTCTTCGTAGTCGAACATTCCCTCATCATATAGATCGGGAAGCATCTCATCGCACCAGGTTTCAATGTCGGTTTCTGCCGCACTCATTGTTGTTCACTAGTGGACGGCGCGTTTAGATCTGCTTTGACTTCTTTGGCTTCTTTAACTTCTTTCCCTTTCTGAATCCGTTGTTTCTGTGTCGTTGTTCGACTGGCGACGGCCTCAATGCGATAGGTGCGAAGTCCGGATGGCGCTGTACGCTCACGGAGACCACGAATACTGAGTATTGTAGCCGTGGTCGGCTCATATTCGACGGCAAGTTTGGTGTTGAGTTGGCGGAGCTCGAAGGCACCCAGTATCGCCGTCAAGAGCGAAGCACGTTCGGCGGGGCTCAGCGGTTGACCGGTTGTCGGATTGAATGCTTGGACAAACTTGCGGAGGCGATCCAGCCGTGAGCCGCGATCCAGTTTCTGCCAAGTCTGTTGGAACGTGTTCGTCGTCTCGGCGGCCATCAGCGCATCCAGACTGTCCTCCGTAGACTTCGCCACATTGTCCCCTTGAAATGGACCGGCAACATCGGATGGCGGCGTTGGTGCGATCCGGCGTCTCTGTGTCTTATTTCTTTGCATCCTTGATCTTCTTAAGGGACTTTGCGTTTAGACCGGCGGCTGTGTTCCATTCTGTGACGTCTTGGGCGAAGCGGCCATCAGGGCTCCTGTCGACCAGGGCCAAAACAGTGGGCGGACCACGCTTCTTGCCGGTGGGGACGCACCAGATTTCCAGGCCGGCGGTCATTCCTGTTCCCGCTGAGACTAGCTTTGGGAGAGTCAGATCCATTATGTAGGTTTGTATTACCCTGTTTAAATAGCCAGATTCATAAGAGAGACAGAAGGATGCACGCACCCAAGTCAAGTCCCGAACATATGAATCGTCTGGCCGGCCGCGAAGCCCAGACCCGTGCGTGGTCGGCACCGTTGCCACCGGTGTTTGAAAGATCGCCGATCACCGATGGTATCCGGCAACGTATGGAATGGGAAACCCGTGATACAATCAACAATCGTCTGTGGGCGGACACAATCTCTGCCGGACCAAAGCTCGTAACCGACAAAATGTTAGCCGCACATCCGTCGCACGGCTCAGAGACAATGACACCATCGGCTTCGAGGACTGACAATCGTCCCTATAATATTGCTGGTCCGTCCTATTTTCCTTCACCTGCGGATCCGACAGCGCGTCCAACGCTACCTCCGAATTCGCTGTTTGCGAATCCGTGGTCAACGGGATTTAACGTGGAGGCCGGCGACGTGGCCAAAGAGCTCCGCGGCGTCGTAAAAGAAGAAAATCGGTATCTTGTGGATAATGTGTCGGATCGGATTATGGGACGAACATTCGAACATCAGTGGATTCCACCGGCTGATTCACGGACTATCGCCGAACGCAAAATAGATGCGTCGGAGTTGCTGCGGCCGGGTCAAGACGACTTTCGGCAGTCGTATCTCACTTCTTTGAAGACATCGTAGAGAGATCATTCCCTAAAGGTCACGACACGTCTTGTTTTTGTCATTCCCTAAAGGTCACGACACGTCCTGTTTTTGTCATTCCCTAAAGGTCACGACACGTCTCCCAAGTCGGCTTCTTTAGAAGAATACCAATGAATTCCCGTTGATATGCCGTCAGTAAGATGCTCTTTACAGCGTCGGGTTTTCCTGTCCCATATTCAAACAGATAATCGCCAATGTGCCGCCACAACTTTCCTTTGGAACTCACGTTCAACTTGAGTTCCAGAGAAGAGCATTCTGCCCGCGTCAGAGTAATCGTAGGTTGTCCAATTTCAGAGAGAAGTTCCATCGTACTTGATCATTTGTACGGTCGCAATGTATTCAACTTTACACCGGTTTAGTCCGATTTTGTTAGCCAACAAAATCTAATCGTCGTTATATATTCCAAGTCCAATTTTGTGGGCCTTACCAGGCACAAAATCTAGTCAAAAGACACCGTGACTGGGACGTCCAAATGGTTGACCGCCTTCATCGCCGAATGGCTCATCTCCTTGCGCTTCCTGCGACCCGTCGGTGTCTTGGTCTCCGGCTCCTTGCTATAGTGCTCCTTGAAACTAACATTCATATCGCGCTCAATGTCAGCCACGTGTGCGATGATGTACCGGATCACGCCCATCTCAATCGCCCAGCGGAAGAAGTTGAGCTGGCCCACGGTGGTCTCCTCAATCGGCGCCTGGCCGCGGATCTGGAAGCTGATGCGCTCACGGCGACAGAAGGGATCAAAGAGCCGCTTCGAATACGCCTTGAGTTCGCGCTTGTAGTGGAAATGGACCATAAACTGACGGGCCGGATTTGCAGGATTCGCCTCATCGGCCAACGGATAACTAACATTGAACTTCTTGGAATAATTGGTGACGAACCAGTCAATGAGACGCAGACTCACCGGTGACGTGCCCGTCAGAATCGGCAAAATCTCAGCCAGTCGTCCCGGCTGATTATAGAACTCCTGAAGCCAGCGAACAATGAAATCCTGTTTGCCCTGAATGCGGTTCTTCAGTGTTTGACGCAGAGGATCCATCTGTTCTTTGCCTCTTTGTTTGGCTCTTAGGTTTAGATTGACGGTAGAGGAATCCGTACGGATAGTAGAGGATGGGTGAAAGGATCACCGCAGTCGAGTACACAACTCTGGTAACAAACAATTCATCAGGCGTAAGTACATTGAATGAGGACGCATTTGATCCTATTCAGAAAAAGTTAGAGGCAGCTAATGCGGCGTGGGGGAACAACTATAAAATAGATAAACGCCTATATACGACAGTCTATATAACCAGTGATATTCACGCCGATGTTCGGAAACTGGTGCAATTATTAATGAAGGAAGGTTTGATTACCGTTCCTGCCGGATTTAATCCTTATACAGAGGCGATTTATAGTTCAGAGTTGATTGACGGAATACAATGGAGCAGACCCAATACTCTGTTAGTTATCGTCGGTGATTTAATAGATGGTACTCGTGGTCTAGATAATTTCGGAAATGTTCTTCAAGTTGATGACCCCAGAGGTACCTTCGAATTGCTACTCCATACACTCTTATATAATCTACGGGTTTCCGCAAAAAAGATAGGATCAGAAGTTCTCTTCACTATAGGTAATCACGACTATCATTCGTTATTCGATGTATCAGGCAGCCTTGCACGCAATCATCATTTGAGTTCTAAACTTTTTTTTAGCCTTGGTGCTTACAAATATGATCCAGAAAAAGAAAAAGAAACCCTACAGAACGAGGCACTCAAGGTGACCCGTAGTATGATTTTATTTCCTTTTTATAAAGTATCTCCATATTTCTTACTTCTTATTGGTAATGAAACGCCATATGAAATTGCGTGCGTTCACGCAGGGTTACACAGCAACACTAACGCAAGATACTTTGAAATGCTTATAGAAATACAAGAAGGTATAAATAAAGATAAAGATGGGCTTCAACCAAGGGAATATGACTCTGCGCTGGTAATTGTTGAGCCTACAGATGGATACTTATGGAATCGTTCGTATGCATACAGTGCCGATGATTCCCAATGTGATCTGATTAAGGCTCTGCCAGTTAAAATGGTTGTGGTTGGACACTGTATCACTTCAGATAAAGAGTCTATAAAAATTCGTTCCATTTTAGAGAAAGGCAGAGATGGAGAATATAAGGGCTGCTCTGTAGAAACTATTGGCATATCGAAGGGATGCGTCGTTGCGGATTGTCTTGATGAAAAGGCTGGTCCGCATCTTGCATATGTAGATGTAGGAATGTCGCAGGGGCAACGTCCACTAAATAACAAACCGCGGAATGCCGAATTCTTGCTGTTGGAACATACGGCTGACACTGGACTGCGCTTTTATGATAAAGTATCGCGCAAAGTGGCTGGCGGAGTAGCTACATTGGTGTGGGAGCAGAAAGGAGCAGGAGAACCAAAACCAGGACCAAAACCAGGACCAGTGACAACGCTTGTTGCTCCGCGATCAGTTGCGTTTAATACATTGTTTGACGGATTACTTGCTAATAGCGATACTCCTTATAAGTTAATGATGTATAGTACAGGTACTTTCAATGATGAAATAAATAATGGGAAAAAATATACTTCAGAAGAAATAAACATACTTGGGACTATTGGACGTTATATCAGTACATTAGCATTTAGTATCTACGCAGATAACAAAGATGCTGTAATACAACGTACTTTGGAGGCAATACGTAATAACGAAACAATACCTTTAGAACAGGAAAAAATAATAGCAAGATTAGATTACGTTTTATCACAACCCGCAGTACTGATTCCTAAACAAGAGGAAAAGGATAAGATGATCACCGATTTTAGTACGATCGAAGCGTGGGTTGCCGTTCGCAACAGTTCATCAGAAAAAAATCAAGATATCGCTGATTCTGGTTTTCCAGTATCGATTGGTCCGTATACGTTTCAAAATAAAGTGGCTTCACCCGCCAATTCAGATTGTTTTGTGCATAGCTTATTATCTTGCTTAAGTCCAACATTTCGCAAATTAAGTCTAGATAACCGTAATTCAACTGCTAACCATTTTAGACGATATATAATGTTATCTCGGTTGGAAACCAGCCGTGTCGATCCTACAGACTCAGAACTTCTACTTCTTAGAGCAGAATTACTTACACCAAGAGTGTATATCTCTGATAGAATTATAGGCCCTTTTCTAGCACTTATCGGTATCAGATGTTTTATGTATATTCCTAATCCTGAAAATGGTGATACAACTATATTGGGTAATACTAGTTCGCCTCGAATGATATTTATTACGAATAAAGGTAATAGCCATTTTGAACCAATGGCGCTTATAGAACGTGCAGATTCGCCGGTATATATAGTTGATTCCAACGATGAATTCTACAAATATACTCAGGTAACATTTGAAAAAGGAGGGCTGGGTGAAAATCCGTGTAATTATAGTCAGGGCGACATAATTACCTATGGAGGGGTTCAATATGTTGTTATTCAACCAATATTTCCAGAAAAAACGGGTGCACACAAATGTGACCGTATTGTTATATATCCTACAAATAAATTAAATGGAAGAGCCGATGAAATTAAACAAATCTCCATAGAAGTTAGAGAAAAAAAAGGTGTGTATACACTTCCTAAAGATGCACTCCTTATAGATGTAAACGATCCAAAACTGGCTGGGCCAGAGCCAGGACCGAAACCAGAGCCAAAACCAGGACCGAAACCAGGACCGAAACCAGAAAAACCAGAGAAGCCAGAGCCATTGTGTGCGCCTACCGAAGAACAACAACAGCTTCTGGCAGCAGCATCTTTGTTATTGACAGCAATGACGCTGAGTTATGATAAAGAGGCATATTATCAAAAACTGTTTGATGAAATACGTATTGAAGAACCTGCTATAAACTTAGAAGAAACTGCTGTAGAAGAGGCAGATAATTCAGCCAAGGCGGAGGAAGATAAAACACACGCAGCTCTGAAAATACTATTAGCTGGAATTCCTACATTAAAAGATACAACCAAAGATCTACGCACATTAGAAGGATTACACAATCTGAAAGGTGATTCGGAACTTAAGAAAAATAAAGCTGCGCTTGACGCAGTAGATGCTCAACTTGCGGCTGTGCGAAAACTGGAAGAAATTCAAAAAAGGCGGGAAAATCTTGCTGATCGTAGAAAATTGTTAGAACATAAAAAGACAATAATTAGGCCTGGAGGATCAGGTGATGGCGGGGGTGGTGGTGGAGATGGCGGTGGTGGTGGAGATGGCGGTGGTGGTGGTGGAGATGGTGGTGGAGATGGTGGTGGAGATGGTGGTGGAGATGGTGGTGGTGGTGGAGATGGCGGTGGTGGTGGTGGAGCTGGCCCACCACTGCCAAAACCAAAAGGAGATGGTGGAGATGGCGGGGGTGGTGGTGGAGCTGGCCCACCACTGCCAAAACCAAAAGGAGATGGTGGTTCAGGATCGCTAGATGTATCAGGAGGAACTCAAGAATCACAAGGAAAATGGAAATGGCCCATCATTAAAAACCCATTTAAAAACCCATTTACAAGCTCAAAAGAGCCAGGACAAGTCTATGTGTTAGTTGTAAAACAAACACCAGATATATCAGCAAGTCTATTTATGGTACCCGTGGATAAGCAAGGACCAACACTTCAACGGCCACTCATTGATGCATCCGAAAATACTCTGCCGATTATCATCCAAAAGATAGACCCCAATCTTGATCCAACCTCTTTCAAGGAACTAACAACTGGTGCGGTGTACGGTCTCACTGACTTACAGAATATCCGCGGTATGATGCCGTATATCCTCAAGGATGCAGGAACCTGGATAAACACAGTAAAAGACGCTAAAGAAAGAACTGTCATTCGTATTCTGTTGAAGAAACTGGGATATCCGATTGTCTATCCTCGGCCAGACTGGGCCGCGAAGATCAGCGAAAGCAAAGATGTCTGCGATTCCTTCAAACAGTTTATGGATAAGGCTGTCGCATTAAGTAATGAGAAGCTAGCAAGATTTAACCCAGAATATGATACTTACATCGATAGCGTCCAAAAAATACTGGATGAAGAAGATGTCGACAAGAAAGCCGCACTACAAAAGGTACACGATCGCACATATGGACCGCGGGAGATCTTAGTAAATAATGAAGGAGTCCATCAATTGTATGTTCCAAATCCGTACAGAGCCTCACAGTACCGCGAAGCACTAACATCATTTGCCGATCCTACGGGATCCGAACAATATGATCCCAGTGGCACAATGTTTGCGATGAATTCTCAGATTACAAAAGAGCTTATACCAACTGAGCTGGTCGCCGATAAAAAGATCACCACCGCTATTCTGGAAAGTCTCTGGTATTGCGGCAATAATCCCGATCTCCGCAATGATCCACGCTGTTTCGCATCACGATTCCTGGGCGAATTCCGCACACTCGATGAAATAAATCAGCAGAAATCAGCGACAGCCGCTGTTGCGAAGGCGTGGGAATGGCCTATTCTGAAACGATTGCTACACGGAGTAAAGTCCGCGATTCCTGGTAATCCCGTGGTAGATCCCCGTTTGCTAAATGCATCTGGATCTGAACCGGAACCAGGGCCAGGACCAGGACCAGGACCAGGACCAGGACCAGGGCCAGGGCCAGGACCAGGACCAGGACCAGGACCAGGACCAAGATCAAAAGATAAAAATACACCTACACCACCGTTACCCATTTCTAGGCTGCGCAGGTTTCGGTCACTTATTCCGCTTCCTCTTATTAGTACCACCATAGTAAGATAAATTGACGCAGGATGTTAGAAGATGCAAAACCCTTTTACAAAACGCAATGTTCCTAATCAATTTCTCGACCTCAGTTATAATATCGCATTAACACTGACATTTCAAGACGAACCTTATTTTGCAATACGAAGTGCTCTGAATAATTTTGCTATCATATCCGATAAATTCAAGGGAGATCCTTTTGAAATAATTACGACTGAACCGGTATTCGCTAAGATTAATACACCCAATAGTGACCTCACCGATATAAACAGAGAACTTGATTTCCTGCGTCTTTTCAAGCTCGTCGTCGAACAGAATAATGAGATCTATATTCATAAGAACGCAGAGGTGTTTTATAACAGAAATAACGGGATTTTCTTGAAAAAAAATAGTGATCCGGCTCAATTGAAAGATCTCCTTCGCTCTTATACGCTGCCCGGTCGTTTCTTGGCAGCCTATTATCCGCGACTCTATCTACCCGACGCAATAGAACTGTCGAATCGTCTCGATACGGAGATGCTCGAAGTTGAAGAAGAAATGATGAATCTCGACGATCACGAGTTTACTCTGCCCTAGATAGAGTAAACGAACAAATGTTGAATTGGATGCTCAAGGCGAAGTATTCCTTCATTTCGGCCCTCGTGTTCTTCATTGTGGCCAATCCCGAGACCTACAAATTCTCCCAGACACTCCTCGGCGGATTATTCGAGGTCGCGCATCCGATGGGTGCCGCCACACCCGCCGGTCTCATTCTCCACACGACACTGTTTTTCTTGGCGATGTGGGGTCTAATGATGGTTCCGAATCTCTAGTCTATTGATGGTTCCGAATCTCTAGGCGAGGCTAAAGTCGTCCTCTAGCTATCCTACATAAAGAATGTCACAAACTCCTAAAGCCAATATTCCCAAAGCTCTTCGCGAACAAGTGTGGCTCACATATGCCGGTCGTCGTTATGAATCCAAATGTATGGTCCGTTGGTGTAAAAATATTATGACCGTGTTCGACTTTCACGTCGGTCATGATATTCCAGAGATCCGCGGAGGTGCCACGGATATTTCAAATCTGCGTCCTATATGTGCCCGTTGTAATCTGTCAATGGGATCGCAGTATACAATCAAAGAATGGGAACAACTGTCACGGCCACCTGGGTTCCGATGGATCTGCTGCTAAATATGATACCAAGATAAGGGAATGTCTGCTGCAGCGCTCGTAACAGCGGAATCGATTCTCGCGCTGACGCCCATCGTAATTAAGAAAACTCCGTTGGATCCGTTGTCGACCATATGGTCGCGTCTCCTAAGTTCAGCGTTCCTGGGTTACTATCTGACCAGTGATCGATCTCTGACGGGCGCGGAGTGGGCCGGAGCAACGGCTCTCGGTTACACGAATCTTCTACATGTCGCCACGAGTTATGAGGCATTCCGCCATTTGCCGGCGGGCCAGGCCACGAGTCTTCTGTATACTTATCCGTTATGGAATCTCTTGCTCAACAGCGTATTCAACAAAGAGAGCATCGCTCAACGCGATTATCTCTTAATTGGAGGTGCCACAGTTGGCTCAATCTTGCTCAATCTGGATCCCGGTATAGCCGCGCCGAATGCTCTTGGTCGCACTGCGAATCCGGTATGGGGAGTCTTCAATGGCATCCTGATGGCACTTACAGAATCCGGAATGTACGTGTTGCTCAAGGCTCTGGGATGGCGCGATCCCGCAAAGTCGGTCTGGGTTGTCAGTTCGAGCGCCGCCATCTGGCTCGGAGCCATCAGCGGAATCCAATATCTCTTGTTCGATGGACTGCCAGCGATGAAAGGATCGTTCGATGATGTAACGCTTCTCACGCTCTTTCACGGATTTTCGCTGTTCAGCGGATACTGGCTCCGGTTCTTTGCGGTACCCCGCCTTTCCACGGTCACGTATTCACTTCTCAGTTATGCGGGCCTTCTGGCATCCTATGTGTTCGGCGTACTCTTCCTCAAAGAGACTCCTGGTTGGATTTCCGTGATAGGCGCGGCGGTCATTGTCGGTTGCGGACTCGCGATCCAACTCACTGGCGTTTCTAATGATAAAAAATCCAGCGGGGCACCATAGAGGATATGTCAGGAGCCCGGCGTACGGAGGATTTCAATACTGTCAAGACGCGACAGTTAATTCTGGTAAATCCGAATGGCAGTTTTCCTGCACGGGATCAACTTATAGGTGTGGTGGATAGTCGTGGCGGCTTGGGTCCTATACCGAATCCCGTATTCAACACCATTACTGCCGACTCTATCAATGTCGCACATTATCCTTATTATCAGGATATTTCGGCAATTACGATCCAGGCCGATACTATCACGACAAACACACTCGACGTCATCAATAATGGTCGTCTAACAGTCTACGATCTGTGCGCGAATCGTGTTGAAACTACGTATTTGACTGTGACGGATGTCAGTGCCGAATGTATCCACGTGGATACCATTTTTGCGCAACAGATTGGCTCGGCCGAGAGTCCAGTGGTTGTAGGTAACTTTATTCAAGTGAACGCAATGGATTTTGTCGCTACAGAGACTATTACTACACCTTATCTGTATGTTACAACGCAATTGGAAGCACAAGATATTAGTGCCAACTATATCGATGCTGAGACAATAACGGCGGTCGATATCGCAATGAACACCATATCTCGGGCAGAGTCCATCAATACTATAGCACTTACTGCTGGCACAGCCGATATCAGCGGATTGATAGTCCGTAATATCGCGAATATTCGTAATCTGATTTCTACAGATATTAGTGCTGCGAACATTATTGCGGAGAACGCTACAGTTACCGGTACTCTTTCGACTAGTGGCGTCTTTAATCCGGCAAGTATTAATACTACAGGTACTATCACCGCGAACAGTATTAGAGTCAATGATATTAGTGCCACCTCCATTTATGCAGCGACCGCATCATTTGGTTCGTTGAACGTGACATCGGCTAACGTCGATATTTCGGGATACTATTATAAGAACTTGACCGCAGGAAAATTTACCAGTATTAATTCTATTTCTGCTGCGGGTACACTCGATGTTTCGGGAGCAACCACGCTACGTGGTACAACGGCATCATCCTTGTCGGTTTCGGGTTTGACCACAATGAATACTATATTCGCTACTCAGATTACTGCGCCTATCATAAATGCGGGAAGTACATTAAATGTTGGAACCTCAGGCGGTACAAGTCAAATCACACTGGTTGATACAAATCAACCTCTTGGCAGTATGCCAACGAATCCGGGTGTTCTTACATATGATGTTAGTAATGGCCTATTACTAAATGGTAACCTGGTATCGACGACGGCAGCGTTCGGCCAAACACAGCCATTCTCACTCGTTACGGTGACCAATAATCTCGCAACGGTTGCGGATATTTCGGCAACTATGTTTGATCTCATAAATTCATACAACGCCTTCCTGACAATATTTAGCAACGCCAAACTTATTATTAAGCTCACTCCTGTTGTTGTATTCTCGACCCCGTGCAGTATACAATTCGACATTAGTGGTGTGAGAACATCGCCGTTAATTCTATACGGTCAATATACACTCGGTGCCACTAACTCAGGTACAACGACTCTTATGACTATACTTACTCAGGCGGCCCTAAATGTCATTCAGTTCACTGCGACTCCTGATGTAAATAATATATGGTCTGTTAGAATCAATGTACCTAGAGGAACACGCAACTATATAACAGATGCTACAGGGATGCCCACTGGCTCCTTACAAGTTCTGCGGACCTTGGGTTTCAATGTACCCATTGCGTCAAATCCGTTTGAAATCTATGAACTATCTGGTTCTACATATGTTCGTACAGCATTCGATTTGTCTGGTGGATATGTTAATACAGGATCCCCTGTACAATCGTTGATTCAATATAATAAGAATCTACCTGATATATCATACAATGTGTTTCCAGATCCCTATTCACTACCGATTACCTTTGTTAATATAAGTGATAGTCGTGTACTATATCTGGCTATACAATATAATGGGGTGTATACTCTCTATTCTAAAACGAATCCGACTAAAATATTTGGCGGACTAACACCAAATACAGGTTATCCGTTAATATTTAATTATCTGGATCTTTCTAATAACACTTCGGCCAATCCTATATTGATGACGACCAGGATACCGGCACCGAAGGATATATCTTCTAATGCGGTGACATTTAACTCTTTTACGGTAACGTGGTCGCAACCGTATCCAGGACACACATATTCATTTATCATAGACGCATCAGGGAATTACATCACCGGTGGAACTACCAGTAATACAACTACCACATTTTTTCCACTGCTCCAAGAATCGCGATACTATGTTACACTAACATCATATGAATCTGCGTTTGATACATACAGTAATCCCGCACCGGTTATAATTGTGAATACACCGAGACTCATTGTTCCGACACCAGTTATATCGGTTGTGCAGAATTCAAATATTACCGCGCGTGTCAGCTGGAGCACTCCGGTACCCTCTGGAGTCAGTGGTGAATTCGATTACTATGTGAGAGGTGGAGCTCTACGGTCGTACTATTTACCTGGCTCTGCTACATCATTTACTATTACGGATCTATCAGGTACAGGTGATATTAGTGGGTCGCTTTTGTATACAGATAACGCCTATAATACGAATCGCGGTTCCAGATCTAATACCTATTACTACGATACTTCCTTCGGATATTATGATATGGTTGCTACTAATGTACCAAGTTCAATTATAACTCTTGATAATACTACGCTATTTGGTATCGGATTCGTGTTACCTAATTTATTACAAAGTGAGCAAAATCCGTGGGTCGGATATACCTTTAACAAGATATCGTTTCCTCAGGGTATTACGGAATCAACTGGGAATTCGGTGACATTTAGAGCAACAGTGTATTCTGTACCAGCTGTTACCTTTTCCGGACTTTACGAACCTACTTATTCTATTTCTCCGTTTGATTTGAACAGTTATGCAACTGATATTTCATCTTCCAGCTTTGTGTTAGACGCATCGGCTACGCGGTTTCCGACTCTGAGTTTTTCAAGGCCCGTTGTATACACAACAAGCACGTTGGTCTTATTACAAATCCTATCTGGTTCCGGTAGAATTAAATTTCGTACATTCCTAAATACAGATATATCCAACCGTAGCAAAGCCAAAATAGCATACGCAACATCAGTTGCATACCAGACTACAGGGTCTGGAACACTGACGAATTTTTCTAACACATCTAACAATGCGGTGATCTGTCAGTTCAGTTATGTCTAGGCTTCCTCTGCGGCGGATGTTGCGAATCGGCACTTGGTCGTATCGAACTGCGGAACACGGTTGCCGTAGCGCTCTCCGATCGCGCGGAGAGGAGCATTCATCGTGGTCTCGAGCTGGGCCAGAAGAGCTTTGAGAGCCGCGGTGGCCTTCGTCTCATCTGCGAGAGTGGGACGGTCGTTGAAGAACTCCATCGTCGTAATCACGAAGAGCTCTAGGACCGCACGGATCTCGAGTTCCCGCTGCCGCTTACGATCGCGCTGCTGGATAAGCTGCTTGAATTTCTTTTCATCCAGCTCATTCATAAGATAGCGGACACGGAGATCGCGATTGTCGGTTGGTGTCTCTGGGCTGGCAAGATGCAGACGGAGTGTGACATCCTCCGTGTGGATGGCTTCTCTGAGAAGCCGCAGAAACAGATCGCTGGTGCGGATATGCGCTGGAAGATGGTGCACGTTGGGCCAGCCGTTACATCCATTTGCTCCTGCTCCTCCTGCTCCTCCTGCGGCCGCAGCAGCAGCGAGCTTCTGGAGGCGCTCAAAGTAGTGCGGATTGTGGATGACTCCCTTGATGACCGCGCCCGTCTCATACGAGAACGGCGTGTCACACTGCGTACAGTACATCTGATCGCAGCCGCTCACCTTGGAAATCGCCGTGCCGCAGCGGGGACACGGGCGGCTGTCCTTTACGATCTCGGCGATCGTGGCGACCAGTGCCGGGTCACAGACGTGCTCCACATCTTTTGATTTGCGTTCACGACAGCCACTGCAGAACTGTGTCGCGCAGGTTCCGCACTTGTAGGCCGTACTCAGGAATCCGCGGCAGGTCTCAATGGGACAGGCCGCAACGAAGAGGCGCTTCTCTTTTGCCTCTGTGGCTTCAGGACCATTGTGAATATAGTGCTTGTGGCTGCGCTTCTTGGCCCGGACATCGCGCAGCATCGCCTCAAGTTGGGATTCCTGGGAGTCTAGCGCAGGAATCTCAGCAGCATAGGCCCGCTTCTGGACCTCGATCTCCACATCGGGCTGCGTGGCCGGCAAGAGAGAACGCTCACGATCGAACAGAATCTTCTGCCGATGGAGCTTGAGTTCGCCCTCCCGCCAAGAACGCGTCAGATGCTCGTCCAAGAACTCCCGCGGCCACGGATGGTGACAGTTCATACACGATGGCTCGGCTGGCGTGTTCGTCAAATAGGTCTTGACACACCGGGCACAGACTTCATACGCACAAGAGAAACACGGAATCATTTTCCGCGTTTCTTTCGTGTACGCGTCGCAGCATACGTTACAGGACATCGTACAGCCCTCACTGCGGAACGACTGCCCCGTCAACTTTTTTGGCCAACAACAATGTCGAAGTCCAACGGATGGCTCCTGGCACTCGTAAATTCTGACAGATCGGTCGTAAATGTCAGAATATGGGCGTGATTGTTCCAGGTGGCGCGAACACGATTCTCTCCTAAGACTTCGTAGGTGCCGTGACCCCATATTGTCTCCAGATGATTCATCGCACCAAAGCGGATTGTTCCATAGGAACCCCACGCAAACGTTGTTCCATCGATGACGACCATATTATCCTCCGATTTTTCTTCCAGAATCCGCTTGAAGAATGCCGCCATCCGCGCGTATTTATGGACCGAATTGCCAATCGGATACGAAAAATGGCAGATAGCCGATGTCTCATAATTGTCGGAATTATCGTGACCTTCGTATAAACTAACAAGTGGTTTCAACATCTGATTGTTGTGAAGCCCGTCTTTAATCGCGTGATAATTGATGAATGGTTGGTCCATACAATACGGAGGCGGACCCATAAACTCCTCGGTATGTGTCTGGATTCGTTTGAAGAGATCTCGTATGGTCGAACAATTCTTGAATAGAAGTGTCCCCGAATTTATTCCCGTAGTGCCAGGGTCGATGGTGGTGAAATCAAAGAACTGGCATCCGAAACTCGGGCTATAAATTGTACCGGATTCGAGGCCATACAATTTATCCTCCAAGTTCAGCTGGAATAGCGGGGCCAGATCCTTCTTAATAATTATGTCAGTGTCCAAATACAAGATTTTGTCGTACTGATCTATGGTGTCATATTCGAACACACGTAGACGCGCACACGCCGCCTGGAAGATCGTGGTCAGCGGCAAACAGTGAATCTTGAGCGGAAGAATTTTGTCGAGCTCTTCGGCTTTCTTACGGAACTCCGGCGCCGTTAGAATGAGGATATCAAATGTATCTGTTGAAGAAAAAAGACGCAGTGATTTCATTAGGAGCTCTGCCAAGCGGAAATAATCGCTATTGTAGAATACGCTGAAATATATCAGATTCCGTTTAGCAGACATTTCCCTTAACTATTTCACTCCATATTTACCAACGTTTTAAACCCGCTTCCCAAGAACACAGTCGAAATCCTTCTTTCGAATAGAGATGAATGCGGTGTACCTGTCATTGAATCGAAGGATGTGTTCGTATCCCGCCCAGGATGCTTCTACCGTCTGGGCATCTAACCACGTGTAAGTGCCGTTGGCCCAGGTTGTGCGAAGCTGCGACGGTTCAAACACGATCTCGCCATCGGTAGCCCATCGGAAACGTTTTCCGAGTATCGGATTACCGACGACAGTGGAAGAAGCACAGATACGACTATAATTGTCAAACACGTGTTTGGCGTGGTTGATCATCCGTGTCTGTTTGTGTCGGACATCGCCCAGTGGCCAGACAAAATGGCAGATTGCGACTGTCGTCGGTGCCGAAGGCGGCGGCGGCGGGTCCATACAATAGATCAGCGCATACTTCGTGAGAAGCTGCGTATCCTGGTGACCGCCTCGGATTGCGTGATAGTTCAAGAATGGCTGGTCGCCGGTGCTCGGCATCGGTTCGCCGGCGTTGCGCCGCAGCTTTGAGTGCGCATTGACGGCCGCAAAGATGCCACGGGTGGTCTCTGTATTCTTAAACAGGAGAATACCCGAATTCATACCGGGAGTATCCTTGTCAATCGTGGCAAAGTCGAAGAACCATCCGCCGTGATATTCGTGTTCGATCGTGCCCTCTGGCAACGCATAGATCTTATCGTCGATCTCCTGTTTAAAAAGCGGTGACAGATCGCCTTGGATTACAATGTCTGTGTCCAGATACAGAAGCCGGTCGTATTGATCTATGACGGGATAGTCGAAAATTGCGAATCGGGCACATAGAATTTCCTGGAGATTTGTTGCCGGATGTATGTGAATTCGAATTGGGATATTTGCCTTCTCCGATAGTTCCAAGATCTTCGGTGCTAATTCCTGCGACGTCAATACAAGGAACTCGAACGCGTCCGTCTTGGAAAAAAATTTCATAGTCAGCGTCAGTATTTGCAGGAGTTCGACGTATTTGCCGTCGCCGTACACAGCAGAATAGACCAAATTCTTCCGTTTCTGTTCAACACCAATTATACAGTCATAGTCGCCTTTGCGAAGAGATATGAACTCTGTATAGTGTTTGTTCATTCGTAGATAATGATCCGTGCCGAACCACGACACGCAAACCGTATGTGAATCAAGGAACTTATATGTACCGTCTTGCCACGTTGTTATGACTTTATCCGCTTCTTTGAAATGAAGCGTTCCGGCCCGACTCCAGCTGAATTTCTTATTAATAAGTGGATTTAAAGCCGCTGGAGATCCGGTATAGTGACTAAATACGTGATCCAAATGCCTCATCATACGCTGTTTTTTACTGGTGGCATTTCCAAGCGGCCACGCATAATGATAGAATATAACATCTGTTGGCCCGATGGGTAACGGCGGAGGTGTATGCATCATCAGAACAGCGTACTTCTTCAGCAGAGTTGTTTCGTGGGAATTACTTTTGATGACGTGATAATTGATAAATGGTTGATCATAGCAATCCGGCAGAGTTGCGTTAGAAGCACGCATTGTAGCGATATGCGCATTTATATTGGCGAACAGTGTATGAATCAGCGGCGTGTTTTTGAAGAGAAGAATACCCGAATTTAATGCGGGAGTGCTTCGGTCGGCAGCGGCATCGAAAAACCATCCACCCCAGCATTCCTTATCTATTGTTGACTCCTCCAGAGCATAGAGTTTATCGTCTAATTCGATATGGAATAGTGTCGCCAAGTCGTTCTGAACAATAATATCTGTATCAATATACAGTATTTTATCATACGACGCAATGTGTTCATAGTCGAAAATATAGAGACGCGCACAACCTGCCTCGTGGGCTGTGGAGACTTTTAGGATATGAATATTGATCGGAATTTTAAGAGTTGCTGACAGTGCGTTGATATGTGGAACAAACTCGGGAGTAGTCAGTACCAAAAAATCGATTGTTTCGGTAGTTGAAAAGAATTTGATCGACTGCATCAACAGTCGCAGTAATTCAAAGTAGCCGGTGTTGAAGAAAACTGACATATATACCAGATTCTTGTTTGTGGCGGGTCGGGTCACACCCGTTAGAACAGCATTCATAGGATAGAACTGACACGGTGAATCCGCAAATTGTGACGTCGGTGTAGTGTATAGACGATTCGTGAAACCTTTCGTAAATGTGTCGAGTGCCGCGCCAACATCTACATACATATTATTCGGATTACGCTTCATACACTGGGGAATCCAATACTTGCTGAGTGGACCCGCCGAAAAACAAAAGAGTTGTCCCGATTTATTGTCGATGAACTTCAAGAGTCTTTCTGTTTCAGATTCACCAGATAGATCCCAGTTGTCTACCAGCTTAGAATCAATGATGAACCGTTCTTTAATAGATAGGTCGGTGTCTCGTGTGCCCGATGTAATGACGTAAAATCTGTCCTTCAGAGTTCGTAGAGTGGTGATTAAAGCGGTCCAACCGATATACGTCATAAATATATTCGCATATGTGCGTTGAGCAATCGGCACTTTCCAACGCAGAGTAAAATCATCGTATATCTCCTGTGTACAGTTCCAGGCGGCATTACACGTATTACACGGAATTCCTATGTAGAGATTTGGATCAACAGTCTGTATAGCTGACATTAGCTGTGCCTGAAGCGCGCCGCCGGCCGTAAATGTCCAGTTGTCGCAGTTCGTGAGTGTCGTGTTACTCAGGATTTTATGTTCACCGTCACTGGGTCTTATAAGGCCGAACGGCAGACCTTCCGTGATTTTTTCGAGGATCTGTTTGAGATGTTCTTCCATAGATCCCTGGAGAGGATCGTTCTTGGGAATTTCGGAAATGACAATGCGGGGAATGTCTTTATCGTGATCTTTATCAGATTTCACTGCGAACTGTCCAATACCGTTCAGAGCATAGGCGTTCTGTCCTTCTTTTTCCCAGTGCTGTTTGCCGATGTGGAGTGAATGAATGCCGTCAAAGAACATTGTCTTGTAGCCGGCCGCACCGTACTTGTTGGCATAGTCGCGCTCGAAGAACGTATTCGGACTGTCGTAATTGCCGAGTTCTAGAATGACTCGGGTGCGAACAATCGATGGCTGGATAGAATAATGCGGCCAATAGGCGCAGTTCGGCCCTTGGACCTCCTTCTGACTATGGATTACAACGCCGGTCTCCAGAGGCTCGACGCTGACCCGATTCATATCCTTGAGCATCAGACCATATTCGCGGTTGAAGACCAGTTGATGTATGTTCTGGTTCTCGTATTTTTCCAGAAGAGCGATGCCCCGTGATACATAGGACTCCTGTTTGAAATAGAGCCAGTCGTCCTCCATATGGATCCAGTAGGTCGGCTGGATCTCGCGGAGCTTGTTCCAGATTATATTCATACTTTCGCGATGACCCTTTTCGGCCGGCCCCTTCATATAGTAGTCGAAAAACGGATAATCGGTCTCCATCACCTGGCGGTCCTCGGCGGATGAATTGTCGTCCACACAGAAGAAATAATCGACGGCTGAGAGATCCTTCCAGGTCCGCTGCATCGAATTCATCGTCTCCTTGAAGAGGGCCAGACGCTTACACGTGGTCACCGTGAGCATTACACGCACCGGCCCAGCTACGTCTTTTTTCGGCGGGATCTTCTCTGGTGGAGGAACGGCTGAAAGCAAAGGGCGGCTCGCCGCAACAACTCGGTCCAGAACCTCATAGTGGTCCGGATTCAGTGTGACGCCGTGATTCCGTAGCTTATCCACATAGGTCAAAGCGGCCTCCACGAAAGCGGGATCACCTGACGGTATTCCGAATTGGAGATTGTGGAAGAGATTGTGGATCCACCAGGCTCCCGCGTGCATATATCCCTGGCGGAAAATCATTTCATACATTTTCTTGAAGATATCGAACCGTTTCAAACGCTCACTTACAATGACCATATAGTATGGCAGATAGAAGTCATATTCCTCCTTCTTGGCAAACAGACGTGACGCGATATTATCGGTGGCGTATTCATTGTCCAGATAGTTCTGAATGAGAGTGTAATAGGCCATCGCGACTTCCACGGGGCCGTGAATACAATAGTATTTGATCAGACGATAGATTCCCTCTACACGTTTGCTGTCGTAACGGTATGACTCCACCAGATAACGGAGCCCCTCCTCCTCTTTTTTGAGAGCCGCATACTGATCGTAGATTTCAATGCAGCTCATATATTTCTCTTGAAACCAATTGTCGAGATCGAGAACCTTCTTGTAGAATTCGATGGACTTCTCGTGACGGCCACAGGAATTGTAGCTCTGGGCAGTATAGAACGCATAACGATTAAAGATTCCGTCCTTTTTCTCAACGGCCTCGTGGAACGCCTTCTCTAGGATCAACGCATCCTTGAGATACTTGTCGGGATCACGATTGCGAGCACCTGTTCGCCCCGACACAAAGTAGTAGTCGCCATCCACGCGCTCCTGCTGCTGTTGGAGTCCGGGTTCATCGGAAACCGGACATTCGTGGACGACACCCACGTACTTCCAACGAAGATTGTTCTTGAAGAGCTGACAACGAGAATATCGCGACCCACCGGCATTACCGTAGGTGAACAGATAGGCGTCGGCCGTTAGCTTCTCTGGCAACTTGAAATCGCCGTGGATCTCATCGTCGGCATCCCAGACAAATGCGTAGTCCGTTTTGCCAAAGGCGGCGCGGAAGGCCACGGTGCGATTGAAGGCGAAATCCTGCCACGGAGTCTCATCAAGGACACCAGGTATTCCGGCCTCTTTGAAGTAGCCGCGAATCAGATCCTGTGTGCCATCGGTAGATCCGTTGTCGTTAATTGCCCAGTAGTCGAATTTGATGAACTGCGCCAGATGCTTGAAAGTGTTAATAATGAGATGCGCCTCATTCTTAACAATCATTGTCAGACAAATGGTTTTTCGGCCATCCATTTAATTATTCTACTTAGATGTATCTACGGTTTAGATAGGTATATTCGGCGGAATCTGTTTATCGGGTAAACACCAGCAACCAAAGTTTTGACTGCCTGAGTTAAAATCCGCTAGAGTATACATCGGCGGACAGGAAGGATCAGACATACTACAACTGCAGGCACCGGGATCGAATAGTTGGCCACGTGGACACGATGGCTCGATCGGATTCCTACCAGGATTTCCATTGGGATCACTATCTGGCGTATTACACTTATTGTTAGTAAATGAGAAACTGAATCCGGGATTGCACATCGGTTCGCTTCTATTGCCGAGCTCGTAGATAGCGCATTTATTTAGCTTATCGTAATAGGTTTTATTGCCTGGACACCAGCGACTGCCATCGGGACGAATAATCGGATCTGTCTGCTCTACATAGGTGGGAACCGCGCACTTCGCAATGGACCGATAAAACGTTTTTCCGTATGGACACACCGGTGGAACACTGATGAAGCCTTCGGAAACGGTTTGCAGTAACGAAAACAGGATCACGAACACGACGGCGTGAATGACCGCAGTCACGTACACGTTTTTCACGTATAGTTTTACCAGAATACCTGGTGTTACGGCAAAAAATAGCAGCGCGGCTACCACGAGGGTATACATTCTACTGGTTACTTACAAAATGCGTAGCAGGCGGGCTAAGACAACTTTGCCCTGTAGAATATAGGGGACAATGCTCGCAGCGCCGAACATTAAACGACTCGTGGATCTCGTGGATCGCGACCAGGTCGACGAAGTGTTCTATCCATATCAGTCACAGAACACGCTCTTTAACAGGAGGGTACCCCGCGCTTATCACAATATGGTACCGGAAATCGTCGAAATCGGCTACCAAGGAAACGCGGCCTGGGGACAACGTATCACGGTCACGCTGACGCGACAGGACTCCGGTGATATGCTCCAATGGCTGTGTCTTCGACTGGCCCCCCGTTCCTGGTTAGGTGGCGATCTTGATGCGAAGATGCAGACGGGTCTCTGGAGTTATCAGGATCCAGACTTTGCGTGGACCTGGGCACCCAATCTCGGGACCGCCGCAATTCAACGCGTGGAATTCGAAATCGGCGACGCCATCGTGGAAACCTGGCCGGGTGAATGGATGGATGTATGGTCACGGACCTGGCTCGACGGCGGCCGCGCCGGTACCTGGGACACTGACATTTACGCACGGGGACTTACAACGTTGGGATGTGAAGACGCTCCACCACTGTCGTTTACGCAACCGACCGAAGACGGCTACATCTACTGTTGGCTGCCGCTGGCACTGCTGCGCCGACCACAGACCGCTTTTCCACTTGCGGCGATGGGCGAACAGGAGGTCCGTGTACATATCATACTCCGTCCATTCAACGAAGTCGTGGGACGCGTGTCTGTCAATCGGGTCTCACCCACCGAAGTTCCGCTAGGAGAAACCATCGTGTTGCTCGATGAGACCGGCGATACTGCTATTCCTTGGTCCTACACATTGCCAGATACGGTTCCGGGATTCGAAGACGTCACAGTGTTCGTCGGTGTATCACATATGGAGGACCCTCTGCGGCGTCTGTATATGCGTCTACCAATGGAAATTATGTATGAACCCGTGACCTGGTCAGTGTTCTCAGTGGATCCCACTATTAATATTAAGTCGTTTCAGATGCTACAGAACCAGGGATCCACTACATTGTCGTTTTCTCTACGAGAATTGATTGGACCCATTCGCGAAATCAGTTTTTTCCTGCGTCGGGTCACTGCTTGGAAGGCCAGTGATTGGACTACCTATGACTCGCCGTTGATCTCCGCGCGTCTTATGGTGGGAAACTCCGTGTGGCGCGACGAGGCCGAACAATGGTGGCGTATTGACTATGGACTGGCGCATCGCGGAGGTATTCGGCTTTACAATGGATATGTCTACGGAACTGTGTTGGGCGCGGCGGCCGATTGGACAGCGGAAGATCTACAGCCGGCGGGAACCGTGAACGCTAGTCGCGCCGATCTGCGCCTGGATCTCACTCTCGAAAACAGTCCTGTCCCGTGGCAACTCTATGTGTTCGGCGTCGGTGTGAATTGGCTGCGCTTCGCACGAGGACTCGCTGTCCCTCTCTTTAGAGAGTAATGATCTAAACACGAATTATAGGACCGTATGTTAGATGAATCGTACGTTTAGCATAGATGATATCTACGTGTATATCTTGAATTGGAAGAAGGTCACCGCTAATGGACGTATTTTACAAGAGCGAATTACGCCTATTGTGAAAAATACGTATGTGATTAATTGCGATGAACATTCCGTGTTCGACCGCAATTGCATACAGTTGGATGATTCGCACTATTACGGATCACAACACGATCACGCTATCAAACACGTGCCGGAGGGTGCGATTTTGTGTATCATTGTCGGTGACAATATCCCTGGCAATAATTTTGATGAGATTTTTCAGAAAGCGGTCGTGGCCTTTAATACACTTGAGATCGGTGTATATTCGCCCAATGATAAACGTTCGCCGCACAGAGGACGCGGCGCCTGCGTGGCCGGCACGTTGTTTGATGTTCCCAACACAGATTGCGGATTTTGGTTTATCCATCCGGCAGTTGTTGCGCGTCTTCGTTGTATCGATTACAATATTTCTAAATACGGATGGGGGATCGATGTTATCACTATTAAGGAAGCCCGCAAACAAGGCCGGCGCGTTCTTCGAGATTATTCGGTTTCTACCGACCAACTTGATCACATATGCTCATATGGTGCTAAAGGAGGTGAAGAACTCTATGGCGGCTGGCATAGAATTGAAGCATTATACAATTCGATGCAATAAATTTGACGAGGGCTGTGTGTCTATGTCGATGTAATAAGAATGCAACTCTTCCTAAGAGGAAAAGACACTTACGTTGTTGATGTGGAGAAGACTGACACGATTCTCCACATCAAGAAACTCATATTTTCAAAGGAGGGAATTCCTGCGCGTTTCCTTCTACTGACTGCAGGAACACGCTGCCTCGACGACGGCAAGACTCTTGCCGACTATGGTATCGGTTGCGACGCCACTATTTACTTTCGGGTGCGGGTGTCTGTATCGCCTTCAGATACGTCGGATTTATCAGAGAACGCACCGCTTCTCGGGCGAACTTCCGACCAAACAGACACGGACTCGACAACAGATGCGTGAGCTCTTCTTGTTTGATAGCGTCGTAGGTCTTGAGGCCAAGTTCGGTGTTCCGATACCTATATTCCATCATATCGGACCAATTCGTAAAAGTCGTAGCGCCTTCGGTGGCGTTTTTGGTGAGGACAAGTTCCTCACGGAGCCGCGCGGCGAACAATTTCGTAATATAACAATGTTCATCGGGCGCATTACAGGCCGCGAACCATTCCAGATAATCTGTGGACTCGGTGACCAGGGCCGCGTGTTTGCGATTCAGAATACACCACTGACTTGCCTTTTGGATGAAACGGCGTTCAACGAATTGTGTGACGAACAGACATCGCGGAAAACACCGCTTTGGGTCACCGATATTGAAATAGGAGCGCGCCGGATCTAGGTGCGCCGCAACCTGGGCGAAGGATTTCAGAGGAATACAGGAATTCGACAACAGAATACAATGCGTTGTGGCGGGATCCTTGAGCGCCTCGGTGATCAAGAGATTCTGGGCCCGCACCAGTGACAGATCACCCCATTGGGTATCGATGCAGGCGCGGAGCTTCGCGGCTTCGAAGTATTTGAGGGGCTTCTGGGTCTTGTAGTGGACGTGGACCGAATACAGCGCCGGATCAACTCCCTTGAAGAATCTGCTCCAGATTTCCTCCAGATTGATCTGGTCGTAGATGAGAATACAGAAGGCGATTTTCATAGCAAAGTCCTTGATTATTGTTAGTCCAGGATGCCTTTAATTAGACAGTATGCTGTACCCGCGCCTGGATAAACGACGTAAGAAGCTCAGAAGAAGAGGGTGAAGCGATCCAGGCGGCAATATCGAGATCAAATGTTAGTCCCGTAATCATCTGGAGGAGCGTGATTTTCGTGATTCGGTGGCCGGCGTTGCGGAGTGCGTGCGCCGTTAACAAGACCGCCACCAGACGATCCAGACGATGGAGCTCCGATGCCTTGTCACCACTGACAAAGAACCACGCTGTCTGACCGACTAACATATCGGCCTCCGCATTCACACCGGCAACCAGTTCCGCCTGGACACGACACAAGATCGGCGTCTTTTTGTTGGCAAGCAAAAGATCCTTAATCCGGCCACGGAGTCCATCCAGAAAATCGGCGCACCGCGACCATTCCCGCGCCCCAGGAAGATTCATCAGAACACCGGAACGACCCTCACTCAGAGACCGGCAGAGTCCGATCATATACGTGGCACCCAACAGTTTGTACGGATCATCTGAGGGATCGGGCGTCGTGTAAGTTCGCCAGGCCTCGATGAGCTGACAACGGGATTCCTGCGGTGGCGAATGCCGGATCGGTGCAAAACGGATCTCATCCAACGTAATGTTCGCGAATCGGAGATTATAGAGGGACGTGCGCATCTTATGGATGATCTGGATGATGCGAATCATTTCGGGCTGCTCCATCGAGGCGACGACAGCGGCAGGGATCGCGGCGAGGACCTCTGTATAATAGATCTGCGGCGGCGGATCGCCGCGTCCCATTTTTCCGAAGAACCGCGTGGCCAGATCATCGAACAGATCACGATGCCGTTCAAAGATCGCGGCATCTTCGCCGGCAATTTTGATTGTCCAAATGACCCGCTGGGCATCGCGATCCCACTGTCCACCTGAATCGGGACGGCGTGTTGCGACTTCACGATGCCAGAAAGCCCGCAGAAAATCGAAGAATTCGGTGGACATTCCCTGTTCGGTCCACCAGTAGGGCGTGACCCACACTGGTATATCCGAAGGAGAAGTGGAAGGAAGTGGAAGAATCGGTAAGAGTTTCAACGCTTTTATGATCCGGTAATCTTCGCCTGTTAGGACTGACATCCACGACTCAATGGATGTTGGCTGAATCTCCGATGACAGTGTGCTCAGTTCGTAATTCGGTAGACCCCGCCATTGGAGCAGAGGACGATGGATCTCACGAATGAAACGACACAGTGTCTTCGGATTCCGACTGTATGATAGTGTCAGAGTCTGGCGGGCACGCGTCACGGCCACGTAGAACAGTCGGCGTTCCTGGAGCACACCGTCTTCGTCCTTCTGCTGCGGAAAGACATCGTCGTTCATCCGTACCAGAAACACATTGTCCCATTCGAGTCCTTTGCTGCCGTGAAACGTACTCAGGAAAATCGTGGTTTTGGTTGCTGTGGAAAGACTCTCTTCGCCCTGGACGAACCGAACACGGACACCGAGTTTCAGGAATTCTGCCTCATAGGTGTAGAGGACACTGTTGAATTTGCTCAGAATAACCGTCGTTCCTGTCTGGAGCGCCTGGACCGCCGCCTCCGTGACCCAGTCGCGTTCTTCGGAGGTCCTGGCAAAGTAATGAACCGCCGGACGCTCTCCTGCCGCTGCATTCGTAGAAGCCGTCATTAGCTCCTTGTGATCGAGCGACGGAATAAATCGCAGAATGGAATTGGCGACGGCCACAATGGCTGACGTGCTCCTGTAATTCGTGGTGAGTTGGTAGTCTGACACATCCGGAAAACGCTTGTGGAAATTCAGGATATAATCGACACAGGATCCACGCCAGGTATAGATGTTCTGCGCATCGTCGCCGACGATGGTGACCGCCGCGTTAGCGTGATGGAGTGCCCGGATGAAATTGTACTGTGTGTCGTTGATATCCTGGAATTCGTCGATGAAGAGCCATTTCAGACCCTTGGTCCAGGCGCGGCCTTTCGCTGATGCAAGGAAATCCAGCGCCTTCAGCGGCAGCTCATCCACGTGATACAGATCTGTTAGTGCCGCGGGAGCCTCCGCTTTCAGGATCTGCTGCGACAGAGAGTGGAACGTACCGCAGAGAATCCGCTTACAACCGACGAGGTTCTCCAGACGCTGACGCATTACAGCGGCGGCGTTATGAGTAAATGTCAGTAGAATGATTTCGGATGCTTTGGCTCCGCAGGCCGTCAACAAATGCGCGATCCGACACGTGAGAGTCGTCGTTTTACCGGAGCCGGCGGAGGCCAGGATACGGAGATTCTGGGTCGGCGGTTGACGAACAATGCGGGCCTGTTCGTCATTGAGTGTAACGGAACCTTCGGCAAACGTAAAACGGTGACTCATTGTCGATATATCCACACTGATGTCTTAGACTGGCGGCCAAAGTTGACTAGGCCGGCCATTGTCAGTCTACATCATCCAATGAACCCAGTAAAACTGGGAGGTACCATAACCCATATAACATACACCAAACCCAATGTGTTAGAAGATAAGACATTTGTGGTTGCGAAGATCATTACGGATGACTGTGTAAGTCATACAATCACCGGCGAAACAAACAGAACGGCCGAGATTGGCGATTTCGCAATTGGAAACTTTATAACCGTGACAACCCCACGATTTGGCGAACAGCTAAAATCGAAAGGAACAATCGAAATTAATCTGCCGCGCGATGCAGGAGCAATCCTGAAACGGTGTTCGTCTATCGCAACCAAGAACAATATGACGCTTGCACCCGCTATGAAAACGAACATTAAAAACCTTGCAGAACAAAATCCAGAGGAGTTCTGGAGTATTATTCTTGCGCATACGCCTCTTGGTATCAACAAACCAAGATGGGATGAGTTTCGCGGCTATATAAAAGAGTACGTTGCCGCAAAGAAAGTGGAATATAAATCGTCACTGGATGTTGAGACATATATTCGCGGACTTGGATTAAACTGGTCTGAGAAGGTGATCCGTGCCATTATCGGAGCGGATGAAGATTGTGAAGAACCAGGAAGAGAGCAGATTGTTCTCAGTCAGCTGATGGCCGATCCGTTGTGTTTGATATCCGTTAAACAGATAAAAGAGAAACAGATTGGTGAGTATCTTGATGCTCTAGAGAAACTTGGTATTATCGACAAAGAAACTATTGCGGTGGGACTTCTGATCAAACAGCTCCGAAAAGCGGAAGGGGATGGAAATTCGTGTATTCCCGTGAATGAATTACGGGTGGAACCATTGCGCGGACATCCCGTGTTTGAAAAATATCTCTGCGAATACAAGGAGTATATATATCGTAAGACAACATTCGACGATGAACGCGTCGTGGCTGAGTTCATCGTGGATTGTGCAACAAGTGAACCGCTCGATCATCTAGAGAATGCTGATATGATGACACTCATCAAGTCACTTCCACCAGATGGAGGAAAGATACCGACCGACAAACAATATGCGGCCGTCTGTCAGATATTCAATCGGCGAATATCGACTGTTCAGGGATGCGCCGGTTCAGGGAAGACCACGAGTCTCCGTGCTCTTGCGCGCTTCATCAAAGAGTATCGACCAGATATCCGCGGCAATATACTATTTCTGGGACCAACTGGAAAGGCCGTGCAACGGATTGATGACAGTATCTCAGATATTGAGCTATCTGCATCTGACAACACTATGACGATGCATCGCTTATCAGGTCTGATAAGAAAGGCCCGTGAGAAACCGTTGTACGACAGCGATTCTTCAACGCCGATTGAGGATTGTATATCAATGCCGGCTATCATTGTGTTCGAGGAAGCCAGTATGATTTCTATCACTACACTGGCTATGACCATTCGTGCGATTCGGACATACGGTTATATTCCGCATATCGTATTTATGGGTGATCTCTACCAGCTTCGACCCGTGGGAATTGGTATGCCTTACAAAGATATTATCGACTCTGGAATAGTTGAGACATCCATTCTGGATGTCGTACATAGGCAGGGGGCGGATTCCTCGTTGCTCAAAGCGATTACGCAGATACGTAAGAGAGAGGATGTGTCCGTACGCGATGATTCGTTCAACATCTTCAAGATTACGGAAGAAAAAGGGCGTTCCTCAATCTGTAAATGGGCTACGAAGACCAAGGGCAGTATCGCGACTATTATTGTACCGACAACATTACTGATGAAAGAACTTACACCTTATATTCGGGACTGTGTTAATCCGGAGACCCCTGCTTCTATTCTGAAAATTGGCGATGAGGTGTTGCCGTTTCGGAAGGGTGACAAAGTTATGCAGATTAAAAATAATTATGGACGTTCCGTGTTCAATGGCACGGTTGGTCTGATTATTGGTCTCGCAATTGTGGACAAAACCCGTGCGCCCATTACGGATAATGAAGTGGATGCGCCTTCCGGTGATGTAAAATATGAACTCCACGTTCGTTTCGATAAGCGTGACAATGATTTCTATTACACATTCTCGGAGGCATTCGAAGAGCTCACCTTTGCGTACGTTATGACGACACACAAGGCGCAGGGTTCCGAATATGAGAATACGCTGATCGTAATGGATAGGAGCATTCCTGGCTTTATAAATCGGAGTATGATCTACACTGCTGCGAGCCGCGGCAAAGAATCCGTCACGATTATGATAAAGGACATCCGAGTTCTGTCGCTGTGGAAAGATATATCGCAACCGCCGAAGACAAATCTGTTGGATCAAATACTCAGTAGTGTCGCGGTAGACGATAGTCCATAAAGACACCGACCTCATCAAGGAAGTATGTGGGAAGTCTTGATTCTCATTGGCGTGATCGTCGGACTCCATTGGTGGGAATACAGTTCAGATGTTCAGGAATACACGTTTGCGCAGCCGGCTGTTCACGATGAACTCCGTGGGCTTCTCAGTGAGAAAACGCCCCTGGCAGTGGAAATGGGTCCACTTCCGTGGCGCCCGGAAGTCGTCGATAAATCGGCCTGGACCGTGGAAACAGAAAGTGGAGCTCAGAAGGCCGCCACCTGGGTAACACAGACTCCCAGGACTGACATTGATGGCGCAGCACTCGCTGAAGAGATGGGTCTGGCCACGGGCCTCATCGAAATCGACTCGGCGCGCCAATGGTGGTGGCTGCCCCAGATCCGGGATTGTCGCGTAGATATTTTGGCTCCCGGTGAGGTACAGGGGTTTCAGTGGATCCGGGCGGAGCGAATGTGGATCGGATGTTCGCACGGAGGCCCCCTTACGCTCTGGCTAGTACATTCGCGGTATCGTCGGTTTCTAACAGGATTTGAAGGTGATCCGTGGTCGATGACCGTGGCAGAAGTACCGTGGATCGGACGTATCCAGTACATTGAAGTGACTGTGAAACCGGGATGGTGTATGGGTCTGCCGGCGCATTGGGGATTCGCTGTTCGCTCTTCACCAGACTCGGAGTCGTGGATCTGGTCTGGTAAACAGCATTCGGTTATATCGATGTATCTACCGTAGCTTCGTTGCCGTATACGTGTAGGTGGCGGAACCCGTGAATCCGGTTACGAGCAATGTTGGTGGGCCACGATAGATGGTTTGAAACGGCACACTGATTGCACCAGCGGCTACCTGTTGTGACCAATTAAATGTTCCAATGGATATTGTTATGGTCGCAGTGGCTGGCGCCGTGACCGATAGTGCTCCGAACACGATGTACAGATTCGTTGTTGGTATCTGGAGTTGGACAGGAGTACCGAGTATCAATGTACCTGAGCCCGAAACCGCGGTATCTGACTGTGTCGATACACCCAAGGGCGATTCTATCGTCGATGATGGGGTCAGAATTGTTACCACGTTTTCGGTACCGAGGCCTAATAATGTTGCCTGCGACATTGTTCTTTATTATCTTGCGGAGATTGCCTTTAGCCTAAATAACTCGTCTATACTAGGGTTCAATGAACAAATATAATCCGAACATAGAGGCCGCTTCTGATTCGGACTCTATCTCTGATTCCGGATCTTATTCCGGCTCCTCTGGTTCTGTTGGATCTTCTGGTATTGGTTCTCCCAGATTCAAATACGACCCTAATGAAGATCAAATCGACCATGTCGATGCGCTCCAACATTGGGCCTCTTTTATGAAACAAAGAGTCGTCAACGATATGTTCCCCAGTCTCGGTGAATCGGTTTCCGATACAAAACCGGTGAAAGAAGGGGGTGTCGGATTATTCAACACTGCTGTCAAATTCGAAGAAAAACGCCTGACACACGTGATAATGGTCGATAGTCTCGACCGCGATCAGAAATCGTATCCGCTACCTACACAGCTCCGTCTCAAGCTGCCCCGAATCTATAAAAATATTGAGCGAATTGATATTGTTCAAGTCAAATTCTTCTGTGGAATATACGCAATTTCCAGTGCTAGAAATAATAATACGATCTGGTTCTCGGACTTTCGAGGAACCCATACAGCTGTGATCCCCGATGGGACATATACATTGGATACACTGTTGAACGCAGTGGCTACGGCAATGACCACGGCCTCTCAGCTGACTTACACTGTGACGTTCAATACGGTGACAGGGCGCGTACAGATCTCTTGTGCTAATCAGTTTACGTTGTTGTATTACACAAAGGCGTATCCGATGTACAATCAGACCGCCTACATCGAATGGGGACTCGGCTGGGTTCTCGGATGGGGCGGACTCCCCGTGAATGTGACTGGAACTACTGTTGTGGCGGATCACTTCCCGCGCATTGTAGACGATTATATCTATCTACTGCTCAATGATACCGAACGGATGAACGATGTGGATCACACGTACATAGAAGATGTGCCGACCGCACAGGAATCGACTGGCCAGGTTTCCCATTATTTCGGCAAACTTCTGTTGAATTCATTCGGGAGCTACGCCCAGACATTTATCGAGTCACCAAAACTCTTTGCGCCGGTACTGGGACGTCTCGATCGCCTCAACTTCACGTGGGTGAATCGCCACGGAAATCCGCTGACTGGACCCGATGCGGCCTCCTGTGATTGGAATATGACACTCCGCATTACGGAGATCGTAGAGGTTCCGGCGGCGAATTCGACGTTGACACAGTCGCTAAAGAATGGCGCACCATAATAGATGGAATCGCTCGTTGAGAATCCCGATACTTCCCAGTGGTACAAGACCAATTACGGCTGCCTTCGCACGGATCCCACTGTGATATCGCGTCGGCATACATTTCCTGATGCGATGATACCCCGTGGAACACCTGAGACAGCCGCCCCGCCGTCGCGTGTCTGTTCGGATTCGACTTGTGGAGCTGCTGTCTCTGTGGATCAGGTGGGATGTATCCAGTACCGGACCGCTTGGCCTACTTCGGTTGTCGATCCGGAACCGATGATCCAGACGGAGATGAATCATCCGCAGTTCGCATTCCGTGCGGGAGGCCCGGGCACGCCCTATCAGATTGATGTGGAAAGCCAGCTTCGTCGTCTTGATCAGCCACTCACGAACTGCCAGGCCGTGATTCCTGCGGATGCCCCGCTGTACAGGAATACAGTCGCACCGCCTCCCACGCAATCCGTGAGTCCGGGTGTGCAGAATGCCGCGAATCCTATCGCCGTAATGACACGGACCGATGATCCGGCAGCGGCGTGCCGTCATTCTGCAGATGCCGTGGCCACGAGTCTCTCGAATCGTCGGTTCTATAATCCCACGCGCCAGGATACAATGCGTCTGGGTATTCCTCTGGCTCCGCCGGGCATCGGCACTGACAGTGGTATCGCCGCTTTTAATACGCGGAAGTAGAGAAGGACGCAAATGCCTTTCTACCGACTTATTCGGCGTGTCATATTCTGCCCAGGATCACAGGAAACGCGGGAGGTCTGGGGCGTCGATCGACCACCGACCGCTCTTCCCACAGTGGGTGCTCCGCCATTTACAGATGAAGATGATCCCTTACAAGGTGATTCGGGACCGTGTTCGGCGCTTCTCGTTATGAGAGACGGCGACTACGTGACGTGGCATCGGTTCTTTGAATGGCTTAGCGAAGCTACAATGGCCGGCTATCGTCTCGTTTCGGGTCTCGAGAAACTATCGCCGCTGACAACTTTCGTGATTGAAGGACCCTAAAATCTAAGGCATCTACGATACATATAAACAAGTTAGAATACGCGATGTTCATATCTCTTGGAGACGCGTGTAATGTGAAATATCACATAGACCAACACGTTCAGCAACCGACGCATTTCTTCGACTGGTTGATGCACGATTTTGAGGCGGTTATTCGACTCCTTGAAACAAAAACGAAAGGGAAGGATATTCGCGATGTCCTCTGCAGAGATACTCTGTTAATTGAGTCCATTCCGAACCGTACGCAAATCACGATGAAGGCCCTCGGTAACTGCGTGAGTATCCACGATGTCCCCGTCAAATATACAGACGCACATATCGACTCATTCATTGAGCAATATGTTCGTCGTTACGAGCGTCTCATCGAGGCCATACAATCCGGTCAGAAACTCGTATTTATCAGGTGGGGTGCCGTCTCTAACTCGGCGGCGGGGCGCTTTGTGGCAACCGTCAAAAACATCAATGAACGTTGTCCATTTATGTTAGTCGTCATCGACGATCGGTCCGCTCCACTCAAAAACTGTGTGCTCCGGATGAAACTCCGCATACGTGAAGTGAGGCCCACCGATGTTGCCTGGCACAAGGCACATTACATTTGGGATGATGTCTGGACACAGTGCGCGTTACTTGGTTTTTCGCGCACTTAGAAATTGTTTATAGATCTGTTCGGCAGATTCGGGTGTCAAAGTGGCCCACGCGGTTTCTTCGGGGAGACTAACAAAGGTCGGCTTCTTCGTTTTGGCTCCTGCGGTCGCTTTGAATATATAGAGTCCATAGGGTCCACGACGAATCGTGTAGGGTCCGACCTGATGGTTCACCGTATTCGCCGCTGTCTTTGCAAGAAGACGGGGTGAGATCTCTTCGAGTGTTTCGGTTTCCTTACAATTGACCTTGTGCTCTTTCCAGGCGACGTAGTGACCGTAGGGACCTTTCTTACGTACGACAGATGCGCCCTCTAGCTCACCTAGGATGTCGGTTTCCATTGGCTTGAAAGCCGCTTCAGCATCGGCACGCGTGGCTGTCTGAAGTGAGAGAGCCGCTGGAACAGTGGCGAAACGCGTCTTCTGGCCTTCCTGTTCGAATACAAAGAGGGGACCCTTCTTGCTAACAACCATCTTGTAGCCGTCGCCGTAATCGCGACTGTTTGCCTTTTGACCCGTGGTATTTGTTTCTGCAGATGGTGCGGCTAACACTTCTTCATAGCGCTCGGCATATCGGGACCACGTGTCATCTAGGATGGTAGACCAAGATCTGGTTCCCTTCGCAACATCGTCTAAGAGAGTCTCCATCTGGGCCGTGAATCCGTAATCGAGGATGTCGGCGAATTTGGTCAGAAGCCATTCGATAACTGTTCGTCCCAGAGGCGTGGTGCGGAGTTTGTCTTTTTCGCCACCGGTCTTTTCGGTCTTGGTGGTTGTCTTCAGTGTCTTCGCACCGGCCTTGAGTTCGAGACCTTTTACGGCAACGGGTTGGGCGGCTATCGTGGCTTTCTCAATATAGCCGCGATCTAGAACCGTTTCGACGAGTGTGGCGTAGGTGCTTGGACGTCCAATGCCCTTTGTTTCGAGATCACGAATCAGAGAGGCTTCAGTGTAACGGGATGGAGGGCTTGTACGGACTTCAGAGGCAGAGAACAGGGTCCAAGGTACTGTCGTATCCTTGGTCAGAGTCTTGCGGGCCTCGAAGAGTGCGTGGTCCTCTTTTTCGGTTTCGGCGTTCTGTTCGAGGATACGCCAGCCGGCGAAGCGGGTTTGATCCCAGGCGGTTTCTAGGATGATGGGATCAACCTGACCTGTTAGTTTCACGCAGTCGCGTGTTTCGGCCGCCATCACACTTTGGATTGCGCGTTTCCAGATCAGGGAGTAGAGCCGCTGCTCTTGAGGACCAACATCGCCTGGTTCTGTTAGATCAAAGTGCGTTGGACGGATGGCTTCGTGCGCCGCGACAGGAGTCGTGACGCATTTAACATCTGCTTTAGCAGATGTTTCGTGAGCATTCTGACTTGTCGGGTGTGGTTTGGTTTCTTGTACCTTTACCACTTTTTTATTGACTATTTTTTTAACAGGTTTCTCTTCAGAGACAGATCCAAGGTACGTCTCTCCCCATTTGCTAACAACTACGGCAGAAGCCGCCTCAACAGCTTCCTGACTAAGAACCGCATTATCTGTTCGCATATAGGTGATATGTCCAGCTTCATACAGTGTCTGCGCAAGACGCATCGTGGTTTTCGGATTCATCGCGAGGCGGCTCGATGCCTCCTGTTGGAGACTCGACGTAATCAGCGGATGCGGTGACTGACTCATTGAGATCCGTTCCTGGCGATCCGTGATCGCGATCGTCTTGGCCTTAGAAGCTAGGATCGCGTTTAGAGCTGCCGTCGCTGTCTCTTCTGACTCGTAGACCGTCGGACATTTCCAAACAAGTGTATCACCTATCGGTATCGCTTGGATCCGCCAACTCAGAGTGGCCGTATGCGCCTCTATTTCGCGGTCGCGATCATAGATTATACGGAGCGCCGGTGTCTGACACCGTCCCGCTGAGAGTCCCGGTTTGTATCCGACTCCGCGCCACAGACACGGACTAAGCGTGAATCCGATCAACATATCCAACATTGTTCGTGCTTGTTGGGCTTCGAATTTCGGGATGTCGATCCGCGTAGGTGAGGCCACTGCGGCTTTGAGCGCCGCCTCCGTAATCTCGTGAAAGACCACACGTTTCGTAGTTGCCGGATCCAGTCCTAGAACCATACACGTATGCCACGCAATCGCCTCTCCTTCCCGATCATCATCCGCACCCAGATAGACCTCTGCTCCGCTAGCAGCCTTCTTCAGAGAGGCGATCGCATCGCGTTTTGTGGCGATGGCTTCATAGGCCGGTGCCCAGGCGTGGACACGCAGTCCCTTCTTGAATCCAATGGCTTCAAGCTCCTCTTTCAGAGCTCGTATGTGTCCCATTGTAGCCTGGACCCGCCATCCCGCACCGAGATATCCTTGAATCTTCTTGCATTTTGCAGGAGATTCAACGATAAGGAGTTTTAACATCGTACTTCGCTCAGGGAGCCACACGGGGTAGTCACGTTTACACAATCAGCATCATCAAATCATACGCAAAACAACATTCCAGTTGTAAATCCGTGACTTCCATTAGTCTATGTTTCTCTATTCTATTTCGTGCTAGAGAAGCGATTTCACGTTCGGGGCTCGTGTTGCATTTATAGGAAAACTCCTTCAGAAACTTACACCGTATTGCGAGTAATCCAAGGACACAGTCGGCGCGCATATATTTCAGAGTACATACGTTGAAAAATTTAATGAACGCATCATATTTCTCTACATTGTTTACAACCGTTGTAAAAAAGGCGTCACTCAATACTTTATAGCGCCCCGTCAACTTAATTATCATATCATCGTCTCCGATCGTGTATTTTTTAATAACGTGCTGTATGTCATACAGCTCATTTACGCCCTTGTGAGGACAGGCTTTCTTATTATTGTCGGTATATACAACATCACACTGAAGGTCATCCAAATAAGATGATGTTAGTCCATTGTTTTCCACGATGATCGGCTTAATATTAGAAAATTGCGCGATAGCCTTTAATGATGCCCTGATACTGTCCAAATATCTGGTACGACGACCTTCCGCATCTACAATACCTGCTTTATTGTTAATCGATGTCGTTATTATAAGATAAATCATATATTTGCCTTACATTTTAATGATAATAGTTTACCGAAATAATGCGTTCACACTATTAATTATAGACGGTTTCATAATTAGCCCGGATGGACTGCGGTCAAAATTTATCCCCTGTCATAATAATCTGCGTTTTATATAGATATGTTTTCAGGAATAGCATCGAGGATAGCAGGTGCTTTCACGACTAGCCGACCGCCTTCAAAATATATATCAGATATTAAAATAGTTCCAGGTGAAATGGGGGAAATAGAAAAAGATGATATTATAAAAATCAGATCATTAAAATATACGGAGTCTAGACCTATTGTATTGAAACTATCAACAATACCAAAAAAAGGATATTCTCCAATTCACACATTAGATGGATGTGAATCGAAAATATGTTTATTAGCACATCATATAGTAGATAAACTTGAAATAAAGGATATATATTTTCATATACTGGAAAGGAGTGGTGGGGATACACTTATTACTGGTGCTAAATATGAAAAATATACAGTTAAAACCGATAGTGAAGCAGAATCTTCTGCAGTTACATCCGAAAGTGAAGCAGAATCTTCTGCAGTTACAACCGAAAGTGAAGCAGAATCTTCTGCAGTTACATCCGAAAGTAAAGCAAAATCTTCCACAGCAGTAAATAGGAATTTTACCGTTTATGGCCCATATCCATCAAATGAATATATAATTGTTGCGGATGATTTAAGTAATACTGAAATTCTTAAAGGAGAAATAGCATTCGAAAAAGGAGCAGCACAATCATTACTCATTTCAGGAGAACCAGGATTACGAGATGAAGTATCAGTTGGTGGAAAGAGAAAGAGCAGAAACAGGTCGAAGTCTAGATCCAAATCCAAATCCAGATCCAAATCCAAGTCCAGATCCAAGTCTATACGAAGAAATAGATCTAGAAAATAACTTCGGCTCTATCTGAATAAATCATCCGCCTTGTTTTGTCCTCGCGGAATCCAACGCGCACCTGTCCACACCGTTTCTTTCGCCTGTGTAAGAATCTGGTTATGATAATGGCGGGCATATTCGTGGCGGAGCCGGGGCCGCGGCATCACAAGAGCACGAATAACCCCCAGATTGTCATTCTCAAGCGCGATGGCTTCACAGTTCTTTTCAAGAGCCATTGTTAGTCCAAACAGAACTGATGCCCACTCGGACTCTGTGGATGAATAGGCATCGATGGGAATCATATATCGGTAGGCCTCAGCTGGTGTTTGAATAATCGTAGCTACACGTGCTTTAGGTTTCATCTGACGAAAAGATCCATCGGTCTGTACATACGTTAAAATAGGAGGTGGCAATATCATTCTTCCTCCTATCCGCATAAACGGATTTTTAAGTGTATTCATCTATATTTGGGTGTATAAAGATCTCTTAACGGCGGCGGGATCCACGCTTCGCCTTGCGGCGGCGTGTAAGACCAACCGCGTTCGTTCCACGGCGAACAACGTTGCGGCTCGCCTTGCCAACACGGCGAACAGAGTTCAGACCACGCTTCATCGTCTTACGGAGCATACCTAGGATCGACATTGTTTCTATTAGGGACTAACAAAATAAGTGAATTCATCGCATATAGAACCGCACTGGCATCGGGAATCCGTTGAATTTGGACGCACTTACAATTGTATACGCCCCCATATTCTGGACTTCCAGATAATCGCCCACTTTGAGTTCGGGAAGTTCAATATCCTCCGCAATACAGTCCGCCGAATCACAGGTGTGGCCGAACAGCGTTGCGCGGACCTTTGGTCTCGCATTGAAGCGTGCTTCAGGACCCATTAGCTGAAAGACGGGCTTCTGTCCGTCGAAGGGAATATTGCTGAAAGAGCTGTATACGGAATCGTCCAGCGTGTAGATGAAACCGGAAGAACCGGATTCTGTATACCTGCGTTTGACACCGATGACCTGGGTTTCCAGAGTCACTGTGGGCATACTCAAGAAACGACCGGGTTCGGCTATCCAGTTTGTCTTCGCACCGAAAAGGGCCCGTCCTTTACAGATCTCACGCGCAGCGGCGACAAAACTCTCCTCATCGGGAAGGAATCCTCCACCCACGTCGACAATGGCGGCCGGTTTGTCTGCTAGTGCGTCGGCTTCGGCACACGTTTCGATGGCTTTGAAGTACTGCGCCGGATCATTACAGAGTGAGCCGACGTGAAAACTCCAGCCCACGTGTGGGATCTTGGCTTCTTGTAAGGCTTTAAGGATGTCGGGAACCCAGACTAGTGGTGCTCCGAATTTGCGACTGAATGGTTGCGCGGAGCCGGAGTCTGCGACTTTGAGACGGATGAGTGTATTACCGGGCCATTTGACTTCGGCGAGTTTTTGGACCTCCTCTGGGCTGTCGATTACGGTGGTCCGGACATCGGAGGCCGCGGCCTCACGAATATCCTTACGTGACTTACACGGATTAGCATAGATGATATCTTCAGGTTTCGAGCCGACTTCGAGAGCCTGCCGGATTTCACTGGGCGAAGCACAGTCGAACCGGACCTTGGCTTCGTGGAGCCACCGGAGAATCTCGGGATCGTTGTTCGATTTCACTGCATAATGGGGAGTCACATAGGGGAGATACCGGCGCCAGAGGGATACCTGATTCAGAAGTCGCTGTTTGCTGAAAAATAGATTTGGCAACTCTGATAATATAGCTGAACAAAACTTTAGATCTGCGAATTACCGTTCAGGACTGGTTGTTGATCCGAAAATATTTAAAACTAACATAAAGTGCTAATTTGAAATACTATTGTATCTATAATAGCTATTATATATTTTAACATTTAATATCTGGATACCACACTGTACAGTGTTCTACATCTCCTTCAAAGTCATATTGACCATTATTATTTTTTGTATAATAATATACAGCAATAGAATGTCTACAAATATGATCAGGTACATTTAATATTTCAGGATGTCCGTGAATGCTTTTATTTGATGTATTAAATATAACACATCTATTTAATAGCGGTGATATTTTTTTAAAACATATTTGTTTCTCTTTGTCACAAATGCACAAATTTCCATTATATTCCTCTTTCCAATCTGGATTCATATATATCAATAAGTTAATTCTTCTATCTAATTTACCATAATGATTATGATAAGAATTAAAATCAGTATGTAATTGTAAATATCCCCCTTTTTTTATTCTATGAATTCCTGCACCGTGTAGGTGTATATCGTTTGTAATTAATTCTTTAATTCCTGTTATATTTTCTAAATGTTTTATAAATGGGGCACTGTTCAATTCTATAAATATTTTTTTTAAATAATCGCCATAATTTGTGTTAAACGCATATTTATTGAACTCATACGGAGAGTTCGGATTTATAAATTTACTTTGTGCTTCATTATCTTTTAAATTATTTATATGAACTAATATATTATCTAATTTATCCGTTTGAATAAAATTATCAATTACAGTGTATGGGAATGGATAATTTTCATATTTTATATTTTCTAATACTTTTTCATTTATAAACTCCATATATTATATGTGTATCTATTATATTACGAATCAAACTGAATATTTTATATTAAAATATTTCAATCCTAAACATAAACTATTATTATGTCCAAAAGAAAAGTATATGAACTGATTTTCAAAACGCTACTAACGTGCCGGTTTAATCCAGTTCAGGCGCCAGTCTCGGATCTGCGTTCAGTCCTTCCTGGATACGTTTAAGAACGCGAGCATCACCAGAATCTTTTTCACTGCTGGCCAGCGGTGTGGGCCGGCCTTGGTAGACATTTGGTCGGGGAACGGCGACGGCGCCTCTGAGAGTGGCTGCCGGAGGAGAAGGCGATCTAGAGCCGGGTCTTTCTCTGGACACCGGAACATACATTTTCCTTGAAGAACGACGGCTAGAGGAAGAACGGCCAGAAGAGGAAGAACGGCCGGAAGAGGAGGAACTACGACCGGAGGTGGAACTTCTAGACAACTTTGCAGCCGCAATAATTGCGGCAGCCGCGGCAGAAACGGCACCTTTTCCTTTTACTGTGTACCGTTTCGCTTTTACGCTTCTTCTTCGTTTCGGTGATGAAGAAGATCTGGAAGAAGAGGAGCCAGATGAAGACGAAGATCTAGAAGACGAAGAGGAGCCAGACGAAGAGGAGCCAGACGAAGAAGAACCAGATGAAGAGGAGCCAGAGCCAGACGAAGAACCAGAAGAAGAGCTAGAGCTAGATGCCTTCGCTGCCGCAATAATGGCAGCCGCGGCTGCGCCTATCGGTTTGGCTTTGGCTTTCACACTCTTTCTCTTCGGAGATGCGGACTTGGACTTGGCTTTGGCTTTCACACTCACTCTCTTCGCCGGAGCTCCTTTCTTCGCATTCTTTACCCGCTGGTCAATGTTCCACTGCGATCCTTCAAGATGGCTTCCATTCGGAATCGGACCACCTACACGTCCGTGAAACGTGACCGTACCCTTATTCATATTCGCCCGCTCTTTCCTCTCACACTGCATGCAGAGATTACTGCCAGGAACCTTACAGACTTCGCTACACTGCGTAGCCTTATAACGGAACGCGGCGCCCTCGTACGGCCGGAATTTGAATTTCTCACCCGTTGTCAGACGTGCAAGACACTGTTTATCTCCTGGCTTACACGGCGCAGACATATCTACTTTGACCTACGAAAAAGTATGGGGGTTAAAAGTTGAAACCCTAGGTTGTAAACCCACAACCATATCAAGTGTTCCATTATGACAGCGAACATTTCAAAGATGTATATTGGTGCGGGTATTATTCTGGCGCGCCCCGATGAAGAGTGTGGTTACCGGTTTCTCCTCCTGAAGGGGCGTGACACCGGTATCTGGAGTTTCTCCAAGGGTCATCCTGAACGCGTGGATCGGGCATCCGCACTTTGTACGGCCGCTCGGGAAACTTTCGAAGAAACCGGACTGTCCGCCGGTGCGGATTACAAAATTTACGGGAATTCTGTTCGTTTCGGGAAGCGGCCGTATTGGCTGGGAATAATCGGAGCGGATGCCAAGGATATCGTTCTTACACCGCGGGAACATTCCACATACGCTTGGATGTCCTGGGCCGATATTAGCCAGATCCGCGGAAATCTGGATGTTCGGGCGTGGGTCCAAAAATCTCAGAGAGGTGAATTCCAGCGACTTCTGTCTATTTCTAATGACTTGACCCAACGGTCTTGATCCATTCCAGATATCCGTTTGTTCGCCTGGGATCATACCGTGTCTTGAGCATCTCGGCGGTCAGATAGTGCATTTGTAGTTCTTCTGGTGATAGACTCGCTATATACGCCGCAACTTTGGGAGCATCTTCTTCACGACGTTTTTTGTCTGCCTCAATTGCCTTTGACCTACGCGCTTCATCTTCCTCTTTCTGTTTTTTGACTCTTTCAACTTCTTCCAGGCGATCCTTCTCCATCTGTTCTCTCTTTCTCTGTTGCTCTTTCTCAAACTCTATCCGCTTCTTTTCCTCATCCAGTTTCCTCTTTTCCTCCAGTTGCTTTTTTTCTTCCAGTTTCTTTTGTTCCTGCTCTATACATCCGGCACACTGATGATCGCCGCGAGTACACTTGAATGTGAATATGCCATTGGATATACTCTCAATAGTATGCGAAGCCCGGATTTCTACCCAGGGCTCTGGTCTATCCTCTGTTGAGTGGGTGTGCAAGATTTCGATAAGAAGAGCAATGGTCTTATCCGGATTAATGACGCCGATATCTGCTCTCAGATGTCGATTCGTCGGATCGAAACTGTACTCCTCTAGTGCCGTATTGTCCGCAGTTGTGGTATGTATAGGATCATCTGTCTTGCATGATTCACACAGGCTTGTAAATGTCAGAATCTTCCCGTGATTCACAAGCCACGCAATTTGGCGTTTTGCCTCCTTATGCATTAAAGACTCAGAGGGATGTTCATAGAATTCACACGCATGACCTGGAAGATGAGAAAAGAATGCGTTCACGTGCTTACCTTGACGCATATGCGGGCATGTCCATTTCACTCCGTGTCCACACTCTGGACAGGTGTACTTCTTACCACTTGCAGCATGCGGTGGTTCATACAGTCCTGTATCTGTATTAATAGCGCCCATCGGAAATTTTGTCATTCTTGAATTGTGAAGTGAAGACTGGTATCGGGTCAACTTTTTGTTACGTGCTAGTAGGGATGAAGCTCGAGAAACTCGTAACTGATGTTAGGCGCTACGGCCGGCCATTGGAGACATACAAGATCGGCGATACTATACAAGGATCTGGCTCTGGCTCTGACCCTCGTTACACGTACCGGCTTACTGCTGCGCCAGGAGCTCTAGAAGCCGGATTTGATCCCGAACTCTCACCGGCAGAGATGTTGATGCTCGGCGTATTCGAAGGCCGGTATCTCAACGATTGTGTTAGCGAATTTCCGGCGGAATGGTTCGTCGGCGCACTCCACTACGGACGACTGTCGCCAGAAGGCGCTGATCCTGAGCGGTGTAATCTGTTCGGAACAAAATCGCGGCAGCCTTTGTCTGTCTGGCGTGAGAATGCGTGGGCTCCTTCGGCGGGCCGCCGAGGTAAAACTGATGATCATTACCACGGGGCTCTTGGTGATCCGGATCGCAATCCCGATAACCGCGGATGGTTCCAGTGGTACTGTCGCTATTGGATGGGTCGGCGGATTCCAGATCTAGATGACTTACAAATCAAGCGATGGCGCTCGTTTCGCCGGCACGCGGGAGCCGTCAAGGCTCGGTGCCGCCGTGGGAACCTTTCCTGTAGTCCACGGGAACGACAGGCTTTGCTCCAATGGGCTTACAATCCATTTATCTGAATCACAGTCAGTCGTAGTATTTTTGATGGTGCTTGTTTATTTCCCAATGATAGCCCCATCGCCCTAAGACGATTTTCTCTGGCTTGGAACTTGTAAATATAAATCTGAGAAAGAAACGGTAGAACATCGTTGATTATACTGAGGTATAATAAACGGTTTTCACTTTTATGACCTAAACAAAAACGGATATATAAGTAAAGAATGCCCAGAAGCCTACAAAAAAAAACAAAAAGTCATTATCCTAGTACAAGTCAAACACCGGTTCAGGTCCAAACAACATTGGGGCAAAGTATTAAACAAGGATTCGGATTTGGTGTGGGATCACATTTGGCGAATGTGATTCTTGGACCTGCTGGTCGCCACAATTCAAGCGAATCCAAACCGACCGAATCCAAGCCGACCGAATATAGTCAATGTATGATCGAACATAATGATAAAGCCGCCTGCGCTTATCTACTTGAAAAAGACTAAAAAGCGTGATGTCTTACAAATGCGATAAGACCAAGAATCACGTCGGCTAACAGGAACATCCAGGCATTGCGGCTCTTGTGAATGGCGTAGTATGCGAACAGCGCATAAATAGTGGCGTGGACAGGGCGGAGATTGTTCCACCAGATTTTGTCACCGAACACTTCGGGTCCTGTTTGTCGGGTTCCGCTTATGAAGAAATACATAAATCCGATGGCCGGTAGCAGAGCCACGTAGCCTAAGATAGGAAGATACTGGAGACTGATGGTCTTTGCCAGGTAGACGAAGGCTAATCGTGTTCCTATACAGCCAAACAGAAATAGGAGTATCCGTTTTAATTCATTTGTCATTTTTGTTTTCTCCTACTTAGCGGACCCAGAATCCACCAGCGGCGGCGGTCGCCATCAGGAATGTACCCCACACTATATCCTGGACCGCAAACCACAGCGGATACTGTATGAGCGTCGCGTAGTTCGTCAGATCGTAGAGACCATACATTGTTAGTCCAAGAATAGCTCCTTTTGTTCCGGCATCAGTCACTGTTTTGCTCGGCTCGACAGCGAACGTCCAGACGGCTACGACCATAAGCGCATAGACACATGCTGCGGCGATCCACCGGATCTCCAGCGGTTGTCCCTGGAGTTTGGCGAACACCGCTCTAGACTGCGCTGCCGTAGAACTCAACCAGACTGCGTCCATTGCTAAAAGAGCACCGACGATGGCTACAATCTGTACAAACATTGACATCCTCTACTGTCTGCGTTCAGATTTGGCGGTTGAATCCGGCGGTTCATTCAAGGAAGTGAGATGGCAGATACTATCCGACTTGAAGAGTTCACCGGTGTTATCCAGAACAAAGTCATCACTGTTTGGACTGCGGACGGCACTAGCGTAAATACAAGTACTAGCGTAAATACAAATCCTTGGCTACCGACTGAATTCCTGTTGTCGCAGTACATAACCCGGATTCTTGTTGTCGGACGCACTTCGCCTCTATCGTTATCGTTGGCGGCGGATTCCAGTTGGACGCAGGTTTGGCGCCTCCCAGGAGGCAAAGAATGGGCGTGCCTCTTAGGGATTCTATCTCATATGCCGGGACCCGTACTCTTGGTTGTTGGTCCCGATGTCACCCTGTCGCCAAAAGTGGTCGGTGCTCTCAAGGATGTCACGACGGTCGTGATCCGTTCTAGTCTGCTCGGTATGCCCGTGACTCCGGATCACGTGTTTTTTCCTATCCTAACGTCGCCGGTGCCAGCGCATCTGAACGCCGTTATTCAGGAATGTCTGGGGCGATCCGTGCCCCGTTCTCTTGACTTGAAGACGCTGATTCCCCAGCTCGCGGCCCAGGGATACGGACTCACCGTCGCCGAAGGAGTGTGGCACTGGTACAAGCCGGCGGATTCCGCTCCGCTGGTCACCCTAACCGTGGCCCAGATAGCAAAACAGATGCAGATCCTCGGATCAACGCTGGAGAAAATGACGGTATAGATCTTAGGATGTCGTGTCTATTTAATTCTTTTTCACGGATTGTCGGTGAACAGCCGCAGGCCATCCGGGGCCGGATTTGTGATTGGCTTGCCACTGATCCGGCGCTTATGGACGACTTGTCTGCTTCCACCGTTGTTCTAGTGGAATCGGGACGGCCTCTGGACGCCTATGTCCAACAGATGCGATCGGTGAATACCTGGGGCGGCGCCATCGAAATCCGTGCTTTCATACAGTTGTGGAAACGGCCGGTGAAAGTGTGGGCTATGCGACAGAGGCGATGGATCGAATTCACTTGTCCAGAAGGACAAGAATGTAAGCTCAGCTGGACCGGTGGACATTATGAGGCGATGCTTTAATCGCGGGACCTTACAGAGAGAAATGAACGGAGCACTACGTTTTATTGTTCGTCTTGTAAAGTACCATATTGTATCGATAATTGCCATTGGCATTTTGGCCTGGTTCTACTCTTCGTTTAGAGCAACAGAGGCCTTTGGCTTCAGTAATGGAACCATTATCCAACTCCAGACCAGCCACGTCCCGACTGTGGGCGAGGTTGAGGAAGGTGGCCAAAAATATAGAAAACAGGTCGAACACGATCTGGAGGCGATGACGTATTGATATTGCAAACAGATATGATTAAATTTAATCTGCGAATTATATATAGATATGGATAAATCTGAACAAGAACGTCAAGCTGCTTTATTCAATGCCTTTAGAACTCCGACACCAGAAAATGATCTTCTTGATATGATGGGTAGTCCTAATGATGTAACAATGAAGGCTGAATCTGGTTGGATGCTCCTTCACTTTGCAGCTCAGCTTGGTTACGATGAAATTGTGGCGCTGCTGCTCACAAACGGCGCCGATGTTAACGCGAAGGATAATGACGGTACTACGCCCCTTCACATCGCTACTTTTTGGGGTCGCAATGACATCGTGGAACTGCTGCTCTCAAAAGGTGCCGATGTGAACGCAATGAATAACGACGGTAATACGCCGCTTCACGAGGCGGTTCTTGGGGATAAGATAGGTACTGTGAGGCAGTTGCTTGCGGCGGGTGCTAATGTACTCGTGAAAAATAATTCGGGACAGACGCCCTACGCTCTAGCTAATGAATGGAACAAGCTTGCGATTGCGGCTATACTTCCACCAGAAAAAGCCGGTGGTAGAAGAAAAACAACCCGGCGGTCTACAATGCGACGGAGGCAAAGGAGACGTTCAAATAAGAATCGTTCTCGTAGGCGATGACGGATATTAATCATTTATTTTCTGCCAATATTGTATAAAGAATGGCTTTTAATGCATTTAAAAGGGCGTTCAGGTCTAATGCTAGTGTACCTAATATTCCCAAATTAAATGTAGCAAGTTCCGAAGGTGATATTAAGGCTGTGAGGACGTTGCTAGAATTGGATCCAAGCATTATTAAAAATAAAGAATTAATGACCCGTAGTCTTAGCAATGCGGTTAAGAATGGTCACACGGACATCGTGACATTGCTTATTAAGAATGGTGCTGATGTGAACGCAAAAGACCATACTGGTGAAAGGCCCCTTCATTTGGCGGCTCAGAATGGTTACTGGGAAATCCTGGAATTGCTTATTAAGAATGGTGCTGATGCGAAGTTAATGAATGATAGAGGAGATATACCCCTTCACTCGGCGCTTAGGAATAAAGGTAACACGGATTCCCCCCCAGCTGCCAGTCACTCTTCAGGTTACAATCCTATATTAGCACATGACAATAATCTTAGAGATAAATATGAAGCTGAATATAAAGCTGCGCTATCACCGGGTAAAAAAGGCGGCAAACGAAAAACAACCCGGCGGTCTACAATGCGACGGAGGCAAAGGAGACGTTCAAATAAGAATCGTTCTCGTAGGCGATGACGGATATTAACCGTTTATTTCTGCCAATATTGTAAAGAATGGCTTCTTCATTATATAACCTTACAAGGTTCAATCCTAGACTTCCAAAATTAAATGTGGCAAGTTCCGAAGGTAAAATTGATATCGTGACGAGGTTGCTAGCGTATCCACAACTTACTGCAGATACAGAGTTAATGAACCGTAGTCTTAGCAAAGCGGCTGAGAATGGTCACACGGAAGTCGCGGCGCTACTGCTGGCTCATGGGGCGAAAATGGAGGCCAAGGACGATTATAGTCACACACCCCTTCACAATGCGGCTGCGAACGGTCACACAGCCACCGTGGCTTTACTGATCGAGAAGGGCGCCGATGTGAACGTAGTAGGCAACACTCGTGAAACGCCCCTTCACAGTGCGGCTTTGAACGGTCACACGGAAGTCGCGGCGCTGCTGCTGGCTCATGGGGCGAAAATGGAGGCCAAGGACAACTCCAGCCGCACGAGCCTTCTAGTAGCGCTTGCGGAGGATCATACGGAAGTCTTGGCTCTATTAATCGAGAAGGGTGCTGATGTGAACACACACAATATCTATGGTAGAACACCCCTTCACTTGGCAGCTGATAAGGGTTACACGGAAGCCGCGGCTCTATTAATCGAGAAGGGTGCTAATGTGAACCAAAAAAACCCTGGTGGTAAAACACCCCTTCACTTGGCGGCTGATAGGGGTAACACGGAAGTCGCGGCGCTGCTGATTGATAGGGGTGCCAATGTTAACGTGGCGGACAATGACGGTACTACACCCCTTCACAATGCGGCTCTTAGGGGTAACACGGAAGTCGCGGCGCTGCTGCTCGAGGAGGGCGCCGATATGCAGAGCGACGGATCCGGTTTAAAACCCCTTGCCGTGGCGGTTCAGAATGGTCGCACGGGAGTTGCAGCACAAATTCTGATAAAGTATCCCGAGGCTGCCAGTGCTGCAAATAATGGTGGAACTGCAATTGATCTTTCACGATTAGTTGGTCTTGACGCTGCTATTGCCAGTGCTGCCAGTGCTGCGGGTCGTCGCCGAATGCCCGCAATGGCTGCATTGCTTGCAGCAAGAAAAGCAAGAAAAGGTGGCAAACGAACAAGGCAAAGGAGACGTTCAAATAAGAATCGTTCTCGTAGGCGATAACTTACTAATTCCCCATCATTATGCGAATAATAACGATTATAAGAACGATAAATGCTAACAAACAAGCGACACAACTGATCTGTGTGCCACGGTTCTGACAGTATTCGGTTCTCTGTCGAGCTGCGAAGTTTTCTATTTGTACTCTGGTATCTCTTAGATTTGGTTCTGATCCTGGTTCTGTCTGTGACTCCGGGACATAAAGTTCTCCCACAGTGGCGCGACACATCGGACACACCGTTTTTCGATTATATTTTTCGTAGCAGGCCAAATGGAAACAGAAGTTGCAGCGGCATTTGACATTGTGAACAAGATCGCCGCCTTCTAAACAGAAGATACAAGAATTCATTCCCTGCCTTGGGTATGGATTCGTGTATTTAGACGGGCGTTGGTTAGTGGCGCTACTTCTTATAAATGATTGGGTTCGCGTTGCTCACCGTCGTCGCTAGTGCCGTGTTCGTTCGCTGACCAAAGGGCCTAGCTCCAAGTGGCTTCGCCACAGTCGGTTTTATGAGGTTTTCAGTCGCTGTCGCTCATTCAAACTGCTCATAAAACCTTTAAAAAAAGCTGCCGCCCTGCTGGCGGCGCGACGTGCGGCGGTGCTTGTTGAACAGCCGGAACGTACCCTTCTTGGCCTTGTAGCCCTTGCGCGTCAGGTACTTGAGCGCCTTGCGGCCCGCCATCATCTTGCGGCGGCTAACAATCCGGCCGTGCTTGTTCTTGACAAGGTCGCCCTTCTTGAGACCACCGGACGTGTGCGCTGCCGTTCCGTGCCAGACCTGGGCCTTGGATCCAACTGTCATCTCAACCATCTTATACTTTGGAACGCGATTTTATTTGTCCGCTTCGTTTAGAATGGATGCCTCTGGAGTAGCCCCTAGACCGGGTAATGCGCCTATCCCTCTTATCAGTAGTCCGGTCGTCGGTGCGAAACGTTCTAGGAAAAATATGCGTGATGCTCCACTACCGGAAGATCCCGCTAACAAGAAAGTTCGTACCAATCATTGGCGAAATGCGTTAACCAATACAGAAGCATTCAGACTTGTACCGAATACCAATACAGAGAAACTCACAAATGTCGATCTCAATGCGGCACCCGTAAACGTAAATGTTGCTGACACACCCATTGATTTCAGAGAACTTGTAGCTCTCGTTAAAGCTGCGTTGCCGGGTGAAAGCTATTATTCTGGTTCTATTATGGCAATAAATTGTCCAAATATTGGCAGATCTCTCGAGGATATGGCACATATACTTAAAGTACCAAAAGCGCTTATGTATAAAACTGAATTAACGTGTAACTATAATAACGATTCAAAACCAGGTGGTATACTTAGTAAGATTCTGTTATTTGTTCAAGCAATCCGTAAGAATATAATCGATACCGATTTTAAGCCACCGAATCGTGCGGATTTGACGGATCACGTTAAACGTATCCTCACACAAAGAAAAATTCCTGGTGAAAATGGATCAGCCAGCACTCGTTACGCAGGTACAGAAACCGATGCTAGAGTGTATATTATGACATTTTTGAATAATTTCGTATCAAAACTCAGATCATTACAGTACGAGGAATATGAAAAACGATATTCTGAAATATACTGCCAACAGATTAAGAGGTTTCTTTATGATGTAGAAGCTAAGATACCAGGATCAAATGCCAAAGCAAAAGCCGATGCCTTATCGGGCGATTTGTCAAGAGATATGCGTATACTAGACGGTATATTTACTACAGCTAGAGATGCTCGTACATATTTAATTCCAATGTTTGTACGTCCAGGCGTTATGCCAGGTGGCCGGCGAAGCAAAAAGGTAAAACACAGTCTTCGCCGACTAACAAGCCGTCGCCGTAGAGGGTGAACCAGAAAATTATAATGCCTTCATTTAGAGATGAGTGGATATGCAAGAAAAACAAGTAAAAGGGGCAAAACAATGTCTTCTGAAGAACTTGCCCAAAAGTTACTCGCTATGGAGAGAAGGAAGAAGAGTAGTAGAAAAAGTGGTAAAGGTAAATCAGCATCTGTAAAAAGTACCGAATACAGTAATGCGTCACGTGTAAAAAGCAACGCATTGAATGCGGATGACTTTACCCGGTTTGAGGAAATAATGTCTTTGATTGATGATATTGTTGGATATGGCAATGAAGGTGAAGGTGCGAATCACAGTTTGCCATTCTGGAATATTAAACCACTAATGAAACCGGGAGACTATAATAGCGACGTCGTTAAGAAAATAAAAGGCGCACTCGGCGAAAAGTCACTCAGTGTCTTTAAAAAATACGGAGATAGCAAAATAGACGATACTGTTGGATATATTAAGGTATTTCTAACAAGATTAAATGGTACGCACAACCACGATTTGAAGATTTTGGAAAAAATCAGAAAAAATGTCGATTATCTTTTATATAAAACGACGCCTAAGTTTATCAATTGAGAAGGCAGGCGGCAAACAAAAAAGGTGAAACGTAGCCGCCATAGGGTGAGCCGCCGTAGATGACTGACACCAAGACAATCGCTCCTAAGATGACTTACATTCGCAACCCAGATGGTACATTTGTTTGTCCCGAATGCGGAGAAATCAAGACTCGCCAGAATACTATGTTCTATCATATGAAGAAACACGCCGGAGATGCGCAACACGTTTGCCAGGAGCCAGGTTGTGGCAAGGCGTTCATTCAAAAGAGCGGCTTACAACAACATATGATTCAGACTCATCCTATCGAAGGACAGGCCCCGTCGTGGTCGTGTCCCGCTGAAGGATGCGATCACATCTGCCGGATGAAGGCGAATCTTATCATCCACATCGGGCGTAAACACGGAGCGGGATGGATCCCTCCGCTAGCTGAAGAAGTCAACGGATGTACCGGGTGTAAGAAGACATTTGCCTCTCCCACGGCCTATTATTATCACGCTGCTACGTGTTTCACGGCACCGGCGGTCTTTGCCGAAGTTGTCGGGACCCAAGTCTAAACAGATGTTCGTAATACCATAAATAATGCTGATCCGAATTTTTACTGCGACTGAGACCGGTTTCGACAAATATCTGAATTTTTTGCGTATGGAAATGGGTGGCGGACGTTCGTGGGACATACAGATGTGTGATCCGATGGCGTGGCTCCCTGGTACGTCGGGCGCACCGGGTCCCGCCGATATCAATATCCACGTTGATAGCCCTCTGCGTCTGGCGATCCCCTGGGCCAAGTTCAACGTCTTCATAACGGACAAAGAAGACATACGTTGGGCCTGGGCCGCGACCGAGATGGATCACATTGTCACGAAGGCCTCGGTCACTGATAGAGCCACGGCCATCAAGGCCTTCAGGAATATTTTTACCGTCGCCGTGCGGAAGCAGCATCCGCCTATGCTTCCACTCCCGCCTCCTTCTGGTGCGGTCCCACCAAAGGTCGCCGTCATCACGCCGACACGGAATCGCAAACTCTGGTGGCCGAATATGGTTATGAACGTTATGAAGCAGTCGTGGCCCGTGAGTCGTCTTGAATGGATCATTGTAGACGACGGTGATGACGGAGAGCGTCTTGGCACCGAAGTCGAAGAGTTTATGGATAAGTCGCCTGGTATCGTTGTGCGCTACGTGGAGATCACAACAGGACAGAAGACGATCGGTGCCAAGCGGAACGCGGCCGTCGAAGCCGCGGCCGACGATGTCGACGTGTTTGTCTGTATGGACGACGATGACCATTATCCGAAAGACAGTATAGCGAAACGCGTGGCGTGGCTGACCCGTGAGCTACCCAAAGATAAGAAACAGGCGCAGATCGCCTATTGTTCGATTATTGCGATGTATGATTTGAAGCGCTACATTTCGGCACTCAATGTGCCCACTCTTGAACTCGAGCCGGCAAAACGCGTGAGTGAGGCCACGTTGGCCTTTACACGGGAGGCGTGGACCGCGAAGCCGTTTCCCGATGAGAGTATGGCGGAGGGCTTCGGATTTCTAGAGGGTCGTGAGGCTCTCAGTGTTGAGATCCCGCCGCGGGACGTGATTGTCAGTTTCATCCATACCGGAAACTCGTCTTCGCGACGCATCCCGAAAGATCAGGAACCCAACGGTTGCCACTACGGATTCCCTGATGAGTATTTCCGATATGTACACAAGGTCGGTGGTGGAATGGAGGACTAACTAACATCCAATCATTTCGGTATAAACACTAAGCTATATCAGTTTCTACAGATATAGTATGACCGAATTTAATGGATCTCTTGTAAAGTATGAATATGATAGTCTTTCCAGTGAAAGACAGAATTATCTTAACGATTTAGAAAAAATTATAACCGAAAAAAATACATATTTCGAGGGTAATTCATTCTATTACGATAACAGTTTGCATCTTTTCCCGGCATTATATGCGAAACAACAGAATCTATTTTGGTGCGGTAAACAAGCCGTTACAAGAATATGTGAAATAGGATTTAATGCAGGTCATTCTACGATGCTTATGTTATTGGGAAGAGAAAAGACACCCTTGGAATTCACAATATTTGATATCGGTCATCATGTGTACACGAAGCCTTGTGTTGAATATATACAATCTAAATTTCAACACGTTGCTTTTGAATATATAGAAGGTAATTCTATTATTACAATGCCTAAATGGATTTCTGAGAATAAAGACTTAATTGGTGCATACGATGTCGTACACGTTGACGGTGGTCATTCGGAAGAATGTATTTCAAATGATATGAAAAACACGGATATTCTTGTAAAAGTCAATGGTATAGTGATCATAGATGATACGGATAGCGTATTTATAAATAAATACGTTGATATATATTTGGCGACTGGGAGATACAAAGAACTTCCTGTTTTACCAACATCTGGGTATCCTCATAGAATAATACAAAAAATTCAATAAACTTGATTGGTTAATAATTCGATCATTACTTATAAAACGACCACTGAAATCAGAGAATACTGAATGGCTTTGGCTCCTTCTATTTATTGCGATGGAGCCTGCTCCAACAACGGATCCAAGAAAGCTGTTGGTGGATGGGCGTGGGCATATTGGCCCGGTGAGGCGCGGGGCGCACCTACACGATACGCGGCCGATAAACTCACTGTGACAGCCCAAATGCCTGCGACGAATCAACGTGCGGAACTCACCGCGCTACTCGAGGCACTCCGGTGGTGCGCAGGCTACGGTATGCGGTCTCTCACTATTTACACGGATTCTATGTATGCGCTGAACTGTACATCGAAGTGGGGGCCGTCCTGGAAAAGGAAGGGTTGGAAAAGGGATTCAGGAGAGCCGCTGCAGAATCTGGATCTCATAAAGCCCCTTGTTGATCTGTGGAAACCTGTGTGGCGACTCGAACACGTCCGCGGTCATCAGACCGGTTCGTCGCCGCAAGTCGTCGGTAATAACTGGGTAGACAAGGCCGCAGTAGAGGCCGCACAGGGTCTCGCACTCTCGAACACGGAGTTTGTCCCTCTTGCCGAACACGATGTGATGGCTGTCTCATTGAAACCGGGCGACGTCATCGAACACGTGACCGATTCATCGGCGCCACCATCTCCTGAGTCACTGTTACCTGTAAAACCGGTTATCAAAAAGAAAGTGGTCGCGCCCGTCAAACAAGCCGATATTCGTACGTGGTTCGGCGGTCAATAGACTGCTTAAAGTCAATACTATACGGATCACTATATCAATGACCTTTTACTCCAAACCGATTCAGAATCCTGTGAAGCATTGTTTTCGTCTAATACTGAAATTAGGAAACGAATCTGTCACGGCGTACCAAATGACGGCGAAACCCGACGAACTTGTGTTTCAGTATGATGCTACAAAGAATGATGGTACACCATCATACAGGGCGGCGCACGCCATTGTTCAACTTGTCGATGCTAATATTCGTGAATCATTGACGCATCTGATTCACTGTCACGAGAGTTCGGTTGTATGTGAAGA